TCATCGTCGCCATTAAAGATCAAGCTGCCAGGGTACACGCAGCTGTTATTGGGCGTGATCGGATGGCAACTCTCGGGGCCAATCACATTCACCGCGACAATCGCACTTGAGCCTGCGGAGGAGGGACGGTAGTAGATCGCATAGAGCGGCTTGGTGGCTCCCTGATGCTCGTAGTCCATGATGTACTGGCCGATGAACCGCTCGCCGAATGGGATCTGCACCTTGTCCCCGCAGGTGGCGAGATTGACGATCCAGATCTCGTCCTCGTTCGTCCAGTTCTGTACGTTGCATTCGTTGCCGAACTCGTCAGGAGCCCCGAAGGCCAGCGCACTGGAGATCCTGCCATTGAGGATGCAGTCAGGAGCCGCCGGATCGATGGTCTGGCAGGCTAGGGGCTGGCTCGCATAGGGAAGCACAGTGACGATCTTGGTCTGGTCGCCGCCATCAACATGCCGGAAGGCGTAGAGTTCCCGCGTCTCGCCTCCCACCGTGAGGCTGCCAAGACCAAGCCCAACGAATCGGTCGCCACGCTTGACCGAAGATGGCTGATTGCAGGCTGCGACGTTGATTGCCCAGACAGGATCGCCAGCAGACCACTGACCAGAGCATTGGTCACCAATGCTATTGTTAGAAATGATCGCCCTGTAGACGCAACCATCATTGGTCTGGACCGTCTCGCAGTTCGGCGTACCCTCTTCGTCGTAGTCAATCTCGATGACCTTCACCGAGGTCGAGGATTTGTCGCCACGGATGGCATAAAGCTCGCGATCTTGCCCACCTAGAGTGATGATCCCCAGCCTCTTCGCAAGGTATCGATCACCCTTCTTCAGTGTCGTTACCGGATCGCATCCGGTGATATCGACCAGATAGATCTCTTCTTCGATGCCAGTCCACGGTGTGTCGTCGCACTGAGTGGCTGCCGCTGGATTGTTGGCGACCCTCCGTGCAGGATAGAGGCAGACGGGGCTCCTGCTCACCGATCCGCAGTCATCGACTCCAGGGCTGGCAGTGATCTCTGCAATGATCACATCCGACTCGGTGGCGACATCTGCACCGATAATCACCCATGCGCCCTGCTCCTGCTGGCCGCGTTCAGGCATCCATTGCACCAGCACATTAGTGCCTTGCGGAATCTTTTCCGCAAACTTCACCCAGTAATGCTGCACCTTGATGATCACTTCATCAGGCGTGCCTCCACCGGGTGGCTCCACAAAGAACGGCAATTCATTCTTGTAGACAACTGCCTGCCCCTCCGTGGAGAAGTCGATGTCATCGTTGACTACCCGCGCCATGACCACTGGCTGGAGAGGCAGGTCAATTGGGATGAATCGTCCAGAGTCGGGGTCGAGCGTAAACTTGTAGGTCACGCCTTCCCACAGCCACATCCCCTTATGCGTGTTCCAGACTTCAACGACATAATCTGGAGATTCGTAAAGGGTGCTGTATTCGTAAGTGACGCCAGAGCCTGGAACCTGAGCCCAGTCTTTGTTGTTGACCTCTAGACGAGTGTATGCAGCAGTGCCGCTAGATGCGGTGAAGTTGTTGTAATTGCCAGACTGGGTTAGCGTGGCATAGAGGATCGTCTCTTGAGGCGTGGCGAAGAAGAATCCATTGCCCTGGATATCAGAGACGATGGCCTCCATGTTGGGGCCGATCAGCTTCGATCCGTTGCCGGTAGATAGATACTCCTGTGCCTTGCGCACCAGTTCCTGACCCATTACCGGGCCAACACTGAACTGGTTGGTGCTTCCTAAATACCCCCTGCCCTTGATAATCTTCATAAGGCTTAGGCCCCTGGGCAAAGCAGCTGCGATGCCGAATTCGACTGCACACCGGAGGCATTCTTCATGGTGAACAGATGCCAGAAGTTGTTATTGGTGTCGGTAGGCTGAAAAGGCGGCTTGTTTCCTTCTGCTGTGTGAATCGGGACGTAGTTTGTCACTATCGAATTGCCGTACTTGATAGCGACACTATTCGCCCTGCGATTCCAAATCCCGACTGCCGTCGTTCCAGGTATCATCTTTGCCGCAGCATAATCTAAGCTGCTGGGAGCGGAGTTAATCATCACCTGTGCGGTCTTGATGATGAATGAGTAGTGGATCGTGTAAAGAGAGACTCCGCCGAAACTGCCTTGCGTGGTCCACTCAGCACCGAAGAAGCATACGGACTCTGGCGGATAACCCAGGAAAGGCTCGTGGTTCACGCGGCCTTGCAGCCCGTCAATGAATGACCACGACGGAAACGGTACGCCCGACCATGTCACATCCATCTGGGTGGTCGACACGATACTGCCAACGCTGATACCTGGCGGTAGCCTCGTGCCAACTGTAACGGCACCGCCATTTGTCTCCCATGTTGCACCACTGGAGAGATCGTAGGAGAGGCCCTGCCCCTCAATGGTCTGCACTTCACCGGACACCCGCGTCTTTACGTCGATATAGGTTCCCGGAGGAATTGCTGGAACGCCTCCGTATGCAGCACCATCAACATAGCGTTGAAATGAAATGGGCCAACTGCCATTGCTCTTATTGCGGTAGTGGACCGTGACATAGCAATTGCAGGTGTAGTCGATGGGCCTGTACATGGCCCTTTCTTCAGGATCGTCAGAACCGGGCTGGATGCAGTTAACGAACTCAGCCCTGGAATTCGGATCCGCAGATGCAATCTCCCAGGTGTCGGGCCAAAGGAAGTGCGATGATGTCTCGCTGTAGGGCAGAGTGGCATACTCGGGCCTGAAGCAATCTACATGCGTTTCATTGCTAGAAAGCTCGCTCATCGAAACAAAAGGCTTCGGCAGGCTTGTATAGCAAATTCCATCTGGTATCTGTGGCGATGATGGACTTGCATTTATGTTGCCCCAGTTCTCATAATCCCACCTCCCGAAGATGTACTGAAGGAACAGCATCCGGTTGGCGGCAGGTCCAAAGAAAGTGACACTCGCCTCCATGCCGCCGTTGCTGGTGTACCGCTCTGTCGGAGCCCCATCCACCACAAATCCGTAAGCTACCTCAGCCATCTTAGTTCTCCCATCGCAGGGTGGACGGGGCTCGCATGTAAGCACCCTCAAGATTTAGCAGGCTGTTTAATGACGCCTGGTTCGTGTTCATCTTGTTTAGCACATCCAATTGCTGCTGGCTTATTTCATAGATCTTTTGCGTGTTCTCTGCAACACGCACCTGCTCACCGCTTTGCAGGAATCGCTGGAACTCCTCGAAGCCAAAGAACTGCGATTCAAAATCAGATGTGGTTGCAGCACCAGTGCCAAGCGACTTCCTCAATTCCGTCAGTGCAATTTCAAGGAACGACAAATCTCGCTTCGGCTCCTTTTGCACCTCGGCAAGATTCTCCTGGGCCTTCTTTGACAGCGCACCAATCTTCTCGAATGGTTCGAGATTGATACCAGACAGTTCGTCGAATGCCTTGGAGCCAGCAAAACTAATCGCCTCAGCAAACAAGCCGCCCAATCCGCCTGGCTTTCCAGCCTTTTCAAGTCGCAATACCTCTGAAGTGAGAGCAAGTCTCTCTACGTTAAGCTTGCTTATCTCGTCTTGCGTTAGCTTTCGTCTGCTAGGGGGAAGGAATGGACTTAGTACCTCAGTAACCTCCCTATCGCGCAGCAAAGTCCCCACGTCGGCCAGCCTATTCGTCGCATCCCTCAGCCTATTGTCTCCACCAGTCAGTGCCATCATTAACCCATTTCCAATGGCCTTGCCCATCTGCACGCCAAGCTCGAACATCAGCGGAATTATCTGGCTATAAAGGGTTGATGCAAACGTAATAATCACTCGGATCGCACCGTTGAGTGCCTCTAGAAAAGCAGCCAATGCGAGTTCCGAATTCACGATAATTACTTTGACAAATCCCATGATGGACTTGAAGTCAGACAGGTCGAGGTTCAGTGCGGACTTGATGTTGTCGGAAAACTCTTTAACCTTCAGGATCGCGTCACCAAGTCCTATTTCCGCATTCCTGCGTACATCAAGAAACTCCTTGGCGGCGGCAATGGCAAGCGCACTGAACACCAGCTGCAACGTGGCGAACGCCTCCACCAGCGGACGCACCGCTCGCCAAACATTCTTCAGCAATTCTATTGCCAGTGGTATCTGAGCAGTGAAGAACCTGAAGGCATTACCAGCCTCGACAAATACATTCTTGAGTGCATTTTTGATTGCACCGTCCTTGATGAACGGGTCAATCAGACCCTGCTTCAGGTCAACAAACGACTCAAGGAAATCAGTACCCTCGGCAGATCTCTGGAGATCGAGCAGCGAATTCTGCAGGCGATTTAGCTTGGCTGGCAGAGTGTCGACAATGCCAGAAGCGTTCTGGTCGTAAGCCTGCCGCAGAGCCCTGCCGAACGCAGGGATAAACTCCTCTGCCGTGACACTGCCATTCGCCAAGGCTTCGTTCAAATCCTGCTGCGATTTACCGAGAGACTTGGCGGCTAGTGAGAATGCCGCAGGCAACCGCTCAGACAACTGCTGACGCAACTCCTCAGAGCTGACAACGGACTTGGAGATGATCTGCTGGTAGGCACGGAACACGCCATCCAGGTCGCCCTGGTTTAGCTTGAATACTGCCGCAGCGGACGAGGTGCCGATGAATAGCTGGCGTATCTCCTCTTGGGTTACGCCGCTGTCCTTGGCAGCAGCCGCCAGCTTGCCATAGCCAACCGCCAACGCATCGAGGCTCAACCCAAATGCATCGCTCACCTGACGCACAAGGTTGAGCTGCGACGCTGCCTGATCTGCGAACGTGAAGTTGAACAGCGACTGGATCTTGTCAAACTCCACAGTCGCCTTCGTCAACGTCTCGCCAACGAAGCCCGCGATACCAGCTGCCACCAGCGGGAGGTAGGTTGCGATTCCGCGAATTGCCTGGAACAAAGCAAGTGCTGGCCCAATAACTGCACTCAGTGCGCCCTTTAGACCAGCGATTGCCTGCTGGTTGAATTGGCTTATCACGGAAAACGCTTGCCCAAAGACAGCAACGATTCCACCAACAGCAGCGGTCACAACGCTCGCGGCGACTCCAGCTGTTGCGCCAAGCGCACCGATGCTTACTCGGAACTTACTCGCTGCCCGCTGGGCAAGCTGGCTGTTCTGTATGAAAGCGCTTGTTTGGTTTTTGACGCCGACAAGGTTTCCAAGGATGCCAGCAGCTGGGCCAGCAACGAAGCCAGCCTCAAACAACGCACCACGCAGTGCAGTAGCTCGCCTGGCCCTCTGCGCCCTGAACTCATTAGCAGTTCTCCTGCCCTCTGCCGCTGCCCTTGCTGCTGCTCGCTTAAGATTGTCCTGTCGCTGCTTCTCTGCATCGGCCTGCTGCTGCGCCCTCTTCGCATCCAGATCCATTGTGTTTGCAAGAATGTCTTGCATCGGCACAAAGTCAGAGCGAAACTTGAACATAGCCCGAGGGTCTGGCTTGGAAATAATCTTCAGTTGGTTGCTGGCCTTGTTTAATGCAGCCTGAGCCCTTGCTGCTGCGGCAGATACCTGATCAATCTCCTTTGTCATCTGGCGGATGGCGGCGAAATCTTCCTTGGTGAACAACTTCGTTTGGTTCACCATTTCCAAGAGCTGCTGTGTCTCTTTGACCTTGCCACTCAGTCTTTGCCAGTTGTTCAGGTACGCAGCTGCTTCGTTCTTGCGAAACATGCTGGCAATCTGCCTGTCCGCAGCACGCATGTCGCGAAGCACCGCGTTTGACTGAGTTGCCACGGCAAACCCAGGAGCGTTGACGCGAGTCATCAACTCCTGTGCTACCTTCTGCCGCCCTGGCTTCTCACCGAACTCCGAGATCCTTGCATTCAGCTGTGCGATCTTCTCGGCATCAGAGGAGATCTTGTCGTACTCCCTGGCGACCGCCCTAACCGCAGCAAGATCTCTCTGGCTGAAGAAGTCCTTGGACTCTATTTCAGCAATTGCCTTCTTGGCTGCCTCGATATTGCCTGTAGCCTTGCCCCAGCTATTGGCAAACGAGATCGCCTCAGCCTTCCTCTCCGTGCTGGCAATCGCCTTGTCGACTGCACGCATCTCGCGGAGTATCGCACGGAAGTCACCGCTGGAACCGAAGCCCTTTGCTCCGACCCTGGAGATAAGTTCCTGAGCCTTCTCCGCCCTGCCTTGCCCAGTTCCCCAGTCTTGGATGTCAGCAGTTAGCTCAGAAATTCTTTCGGCTTGACTACGAAGACTGTCATAGTAGCGCATTCGCGCTTTGACTTCTTCGATCTGCTTCATGCTGCCGAAGTTTGGCTTGCCAGTAATTCCGAGAAGAGTCTCGGCTTCAGCAGACCTGCCGCGAATCCTACCCCATCGCTCAATCTCTCGATTGAGTTTGTCGATGTCCTCGCCAGCACGCCGTGCGGCAGTAGCAATGACTTTGGCTTTACCGACTAGATTGTTGATCGCCTTCTCAGCACCGCCAGTCTCGATCTTGACGGTGGCCTTGATCGGCTTGTCGCCAGCATCTTTCTTTAGCTTTCTGAAAGCATCCTTGAATTCTTTCTTTCCGTCGATGACTGGCGTGACCTTGACCTTGCCCTTCGGGAGCTTGTCAAGGAATGCCTTAAGCTCCTTGCGAAAATCCTGGCGACCAACAAGGCGTAACCCAACGGACGCCTTGAGAGACTTCAGCCTTTCGGCTATTCCTTTGATCTGCGATTCGACCTGTTCAAGACTCTGCTTGCGTATCGAGACAGAGATGAACGCACTGATCAGATCAAATTCTTCAGCCATGCTTGACCCCGTGGCGTTTGACCATTGCCATCATCCCAGAGACATGGTCAGCCGCAGCTTTTTCGGCAAGCTCTCGATTGAAGGGAACCCAGCCCATCATCAATCGCTTGTCGTACTGGTTCAGCCCGCGTATCTGGTCCAGTGACAGGTGGTATTCCCTCGCGAGGGATACGTCTCCCTCCTCCCGTGACATGGACTTCACGCCATCACCACGGGGCGGGATCAGTTTCCCAGGCCGGTTTTGGGGTCATACTCCTGCGCAGCTTCCAGGGCAGTCATGCCAGCTTGCACGACCTTCGCCATCAAGTCTGCCACGTTCGGGTACGCAGACATCACCTTGCGAGCTTCATGACGAGAGCTAATGCCGTCGACATTCATCTCAAGGGCGATAGCAAGACCCTCGCCATCGGCGGACTGGAGTGCCTGAATGGCTGTCTCGTAGTCCACTGAGGCGTTGTCCAGCCCGTTGCGGATCACCTCCTGAGTCATCGCCTTGATGGCATCCTCGGGCAATCCCTTGGAAGCATCGGCGATATCACGGAGCATCTCCCTCCGGGTCTCCGACCGCTTCGCCTTAACGTAAGCGGCCAGCTTCGTCATGGTGGACTCAGAGAACACATCAGGCTTGATGTAGTACGTCTGCTTCTCACCATCAATCACGACATCAAAATCCACACCAGTCGGTTTCATAGCCCCACTCCCAAAAGGTTATTACTCAGGCGCAACAAGATCGCAGCTGGCGTTTACTTCAGGCAGGATCGGCCCAAAGGACACGTTGATTGTGAACGTGGCCGTCGTTGGGTCGGTTGCCGTGTTGTCGCCGCCAATGCCGCCGGGAACGACCTTCCCGTAAACAAAAACACCGCTGTCCTGATGCGGACCTGCTTCCGCACCGCCAGCTCGCCAGACCTCCCAAGCCGCGATCTCCATGGTGGTCCATCCATCAGGAGCTTCCGGCGAAGTGCCGTCCTTGCCCCATCCGAAGAACCACCACCCTTCGCGGGTGTCTGACATCTGATTCTTATTTCCAGAATCGGAAAGGATGTGGCACCACAGCCAGTCCGTCTCGCAGACAGTGGTCGTCACCGATGCGGTGTAGTCCACGATGTCTTCGCAGAACTTCACAGCCAGACCGTTCGTGCTGGAGGTACGCTTCTTGGTAGCCTCCTGCACATTCGCGTCCAGCGTCCAAGAATCGATGTTGCCGATCTGAATCCACTGGAAGTCTGGGCTTCCTTCGCCAACATCCTTCAAGTACCAGACGCTGAAATATCCAGGGCATAATCCACACGCCATGACAAAACTCCCTTTTACTTAGGTGTCCACACAACCAGGCGGTAGTTAACCCTGGTCATAAAAATGCCATCCGGCAGATCCTGCTGCTGCGGAATTGTCTGCCTGAAAATGATGAAGTTGCCAGCAAGACTCTGGATTGGCTCCAGTGGCTTCAGGATTGCGTATACCTCCTGGGCCAACTGCACTCCAGCCACCTTCGTCGTGGTGTAGACGCGAAGCTGGAGCGTGACATCCGACTGCCAACAGCATCCGTTGGATACGGGAACCGAGGGCTCCAGCATCTCGAACACCATGACAGGCCAGTTCTGCTCGTCCTGATGGGCCAAGGCTCCCGAATGAATCGAGGCCAGCACCCCTTCATTGACGAGTATGGTTTTAACAGCCTCATCGATGGTGCATGGACTCTCCGTGTTGATATCGCAACAGCAACTCACCCTTCGGCCCCCTCGATGATCTCACGGGCAATGAACATATCACGCAGTTCGTAGCTGGCCTTGATGCCCCGGCGGTCCCCGAACTCCTCCAGCCACACTAGGGCCAACCCACCTATATTCTCATCGGCTGGACCCCAGCTATACGGACGCTTCGGCCTGTCTGCGTGCAGGAACTGCTCGTCAGTGCCGTATCCCTTAACGCCAACCCTGCCCTCAAGACCCTCTCGGTCGATTCCCCAGGCGATGTTGTTCTGCAACTGCCCAGTCTCCAGCCGTGGGTACTCTCCTGGCTTGCTTCGGCGGATAACCCTACCTCTGGCATCGACATCAACTGGAGTATCTACAAGATAACGGAGAACATCCGCATGCCTCGCCATGGCGGACTCGATGCCGTTCATTAGCTTGTCAGTGGCACGCTTGAGCATCTGGTCGGTTCTGTCCCTGATCATCGGATGTCGGCCCTCGGACGGGTGGATACCTCTGCCAGAACACGCATCGGCCTGCGAATATCCGACTGCGACCTGATCTCTCGAATCTTGTACAGCTTACCACATCCCTCAATGACCATGTCCGTCGTCAATTCAGGACTACCCTCGAACATCAGTTCGTAGCTCTCTGTGTGGCTCACGATATCCCCTCGGCGGCGAGAGTCCGTAGATATGTGGCGAGCAGAGAACCTCACTGCCAGCGCACCGTAGGCATCAGTGCTATCCTCGTCACAGCTCTCTGGTACAGCCAGCGTCTTGGCGACCCCATCACAGACATCACATCCCCTGAGCATGACCCTGAACGCCTCCACCTTGGTAGTGCATGCTGAGGGAACCTGCTTGGTAGCGAATACCGTGTACTCAGTCTCGTCGAACACCAGCGTCCTGGCCTGGAATCCAATGTCCCCCGTAACCACCGCCGTCACCTTGGCGATCATGGTGCTGCCATCATCCGACATCCCAGCCGTCACCGCAGCGACGTAGGCACAGACCTCGTGCGATGCACCAGAGCAGTCTAGCAGGGTGACGGCGGACGCTGGCATCATTGGCAGCAATCTCCACCGCCACACGGCTGTGGGCCAACCCACTCGATAATCGGACCATCCTCCTCCATGGACCTTTCACAGATCAGGTAGGTCCAATCGATTAACTCGCGAAGATAAGCCAGGGCTGAACCCTTGCTTTCATACTTGACTCCCTCGATCTCAATCGGACCACTGGGAGCGCAAAGCAAAGCCTCAATCTGGGCCATAACCTTGCATCGCAACTGCTTGGCACGCTCGCAGTCGACGACACCTTCGCAGTCGGGGCAATTCGGTTCGCAGTGTTCTGCCATATGTCACCTTAAAGGCGTCCAGACCACCGCTTGGTGGGGCTCAAGACGGTGGCCCAGACGCCAGGGGAAATCATCGACGGTACTTGCCACGCTTAATCTGGCTGTACTTCGCCTTCTGCCCATGCTCATGCTTCGTCCACTTCTCCGTTGGCATGGCCGACTCCTCGTTGGAAGTCCTGTAGTGGCTGGTATCCGCCTTGGATACCTTCCCACAGTTCTCGCACCAGCAGTCGCCCCTCCAGCGGATGTCGCACAGCTTGCAGTAGTAGTACGCAGACACTATCGCACCTGGCAAGCACCACTGCGGCAGACAACGCGGACACCAGCCTTGCTCGAACGGACGACCGTCTTGCTTCCACGGTGGAAGATCAGACCAGCCTCAGTGACCGACGAACACGCCAACAGAACCAAGGCCATCAAAGCGACTCGCATGTGTAGCTCCTTATGCTGAGTCCAAGCAGTAGCTTCCCTTCAAAGAAAGCCGCAATTCCTCTGCGAACTCAAACCATGTTAACAAACTTTACCTCACCAGCAACTTGCCATCGGCGAAGCCCATGGTGCTGGCACCCGTCATCTGGATCTTAAGTTCCGGCACAGTAGGTGGCGGATCAACACCACCACCACCTTCGTCCTCGCCAGCGTAGACCCAGGCACCGAAGATATCGGAATTCTGGCTGCCGTCGTTGATCAAATAGCGGAAGAAGTAGGCACCCTCAAACCCAGCGGTTGGGACGAATGTGAAGTCCCCGTCAGCTTCAATCGTGATGTTTCCACCCGTCGACTGCTGATCGACCTTGCTAAAGGTCATCGTCTCTCCCGAAGGAGAGCTTGCCGGTAAGGTGCCAGTAATGTTGCCACCGACCGCGCCGTAGTACACCTTGCCGCCCCTAGACCAGGGCTTGAGGGGGAGCGTCACAGTTGCCTGAGGCCGGGTCTTGATACAGGCACTTGCTAGCTTGCCATCCCATGGGCTGTACTGGCCGTACACGTTCATGCTGACGGCAGTTCTCTGATCGCTCAGGTTGGGCTGGAGCGGACCAACTGGCGGAATATTCTGAGAGGAGGGTGAGAACACCACGCCAGTCATGTAGTTGTTAGTGCTGGCTGGAGTGATCTTGAAAATAAACAGCTTCGACGAATTGGGTGCAATCGTGACGTTGGTGTTGTGTGCGTTGGCACTGGTCACCGCGTCAATCAACTGTGGACTCATGCTGTAGTGCGATCTGTGGTACAGCTTGCCGGTCACTGCCGCTGCTGTTGAATTGGTGATCGTAACAGTCAGGCTGTATTGCTGACCGCTGACACAGGTGAAGTCCTGGCCGTCCTCGAAGTTCTCGATCTGCACCTGGATGCCCATGTCCTCGTCGACGTAATCGCAGTACATCGAATCGACAAGCATATCCACAGGATACGGGACTTCGGGATCACCCTTGTATGGCGATGTATCCAGGTAAAGCCGAGTCAGCGTATCCCACATGCCGCCAGCTGTGCCTGTGAAACGATTCGGCACTCGGTACTGACCGTAACCACGCTGGTGACTTGGCATCTCGTTGACCAGCATGTGGATCCAGTCGCCCTGGGCCAGATCATGCCGCAGAGTTACCTGATAGTAGCCGTGCCAGTTGTTGGTCTCCTGCACATCGCGTCCGTCAATCAGGCCGGGATCATGGTGGTAAGTCCCGATGTTGAAGTTGAAATACTTGGTGCCTGCGGCAATCGCGGTCGTATATGCCTGCTGGAATCCAACTGGAAACTTCAGCCATGCCCCAAATCGATTCACGCGAGTACCTGGCGGAACCATGTACCCACGAGAGTCCTTGGGCTTCATCAGCCCACTCGCCGTCTTGATGTACGGAATTACCCAGAAGCCTGGCAGGTTGTCCCCGCCGGTTGAGGTTGGTACGGACCTGACCCGAAGGGCATTGCTCCCATTGCGACCCTCTCCCACGGCGATGCTGAACTGATCAACGACACTGTCGCCCTTGCCATCAATGATCACGACCCGACTGCCGTTGGGCTGGGTGCTGGCCCAAGCCGCATCACGGACGACACCGTCACTGAAATCCATCAACGTGTAGGGCATCAGTCCACCTAGGCGAGGTCGCCGCTGAGGTTGTAGAAGTTCGTGGAAATGCCGGTCAACCACATGACGCCGTTGACGCCAGCACTGGCGACCTTATTTGCCAAGCTGGTCAGCGTCACACCAGACGCTGCCTGCACAGTAACCTGACCATTGCCACCCTGGATGATCCGCACATTGAAGTTAGCTGGCAAGGAAGCAGGAATAGTAACCGTCACGGCACTGCCAGCGGCAGTGAAGATCACCTTGCCACTGTCAGAGGCAGCCAGGGTGATCGAAGTGCTGGCAGTAGTGGACACAGATGACGACACTACACCTTGGAACGTAAGGCCACCGGAACCGTTGCTCACCAACGACTGACCAGCACTGCCAGCAGAGGTCGGGAATGTGTAGGCATTGTTGAACTGAATGGTTCCGGTAGCACTGATCTCGATGCGTTCAGTGCCATCAGTGATCAGGTGCATTGGCCTCGCAACTACACCAACGCCAGTACCCTTCTCTGTGCCTACCCTGAAGACGCCGGATTCGCCCTTCCAGTCCAGAACGCCGCGCTCATACGTCGTGCCAGGAGCATTAAGTGCCGACCTGTTGTACACAGAGAACTTCTGGGCAGAGATGTAATCCCTTTGGCCGATCTCGCTCAGGGCATCCCAGAACAGACCAGTCCCGTCTTCGTAGCTGAATCCAGATGCGTTGACGTTGTCGGTCATGAAGCCAGCCTTGCCCCAAGTAAGGCCATCCTTCTGGATGCTGCTGACCGTCACGCCACTAACCGCCACTGTCTGAACCTTGCTGACGGCGGCAGAAGCAGTGTCTGTGATTGCCACCTGAATGGGAGCAACAGCGGCAGAGGCACCGTAGTTCCAGGTCTGAATCAGCGACACTGCTGCGTTTAGTGGAACGGAAGCAGTGCCAGTGCCGGTCTCCAGCCTGATCCTGCCAGGAGTTCCAGAAGTGCGTCCGATGAACAGTTCAGTCCCGTCCCAGGTGAAGTTCGTGTCCGCACCAAGCACACCGCTGTTGTTGAACTGGATTTCGTTGTCATTCCCAGCAGGAGTCGCGGTCCCGCCGCTGACCGATGCCCATGTTCCATCGCCGCGAAGGTAAGTCGAGGACGTTGCCGATCCAGTGCCGAGGCGAGCTGTATTGAATACGCCAGTCGTGACATCACCAGCGTCATGCGTATGGCCCACCTGACTGTAGTAGGTGTTCAGGTCCAGGGTGGTGTGGACGGCGGTGACGCTCGTATCATCCAGAATGCTTCGGCCAAGGCTAGTGCAGGTGATCTCCTGCACAACGCCAGCACCGGCAGAAGCACGGCCAAGCAGCCTGTCAGACGACGACACGTTCTGCATCTTGGCGTAGCTAACCACGCCATTGTCAATCGTCCAGGTGGCACCGGACGAAGTGACAGTGATATCACCCTTGTCGCCGTCTGTGACTCCGCCAGAACCAGGAGGTGCTGCCCATGTGCCGTCTGCACGCAGGTAGTTCGCAGTCCCTCCGCCAGAAGCAGGAGCAAGGCCCTTCGCAGAACTGCTGAATGCATCCAGCATCGCAGTGACCTGGGTGCCGGTAAGGTCCAAGGGATTAGCCGTGGCGGCTGTGTTATTACCCTTGATCGTGTTGGCTGCCATCTCGGCCAGCTTCGCGTTGGTCACCGCGTCGTTGATGATCGTCGTGGTTGTGACGGTATCGGGGCCGATGAACGTCGTGGGTGCAGCCCATGTCCCATCAGCACGAAGGAAGTTGCTCGTGCCACCACCGGAGGCAGGAGCGAGTCCCTTGGCGGTCGAGGTAAACGAGTCGAGCAGGGCCGTGCCAGCTGCCGAGTTCGCTGCGGTGATCATCGCCTGACCAAACGCAGACAGCGTCAGGTCGGTAATACCAAGAGTAGCCCGTGCAGCAGCTGCCGAACTGTCGTCCAGTAGCGTTCGTGCGAAAGTAGTGACCACCGATGGATCAAAGGTCCAGGTTGCCCCAGAGCCACTGACAACGATATCGCCCTTGTCTCCATCCGCGATGGCAGCAGCGTTGATCGTCACCCACTGGTTCGCACCGTTAAGGAAGGTGGTGCTGTTTGCAGTACCGCTTCCAAGCCTAGCTGTCGACATCGTGCCGGAGACAATGTCAGCGGCATCGTGCGTGTGAGCAGCTAGTGCAAAGTAGTTGATGTTCTGGGTGCTGGAAGTTCCCAGGCCAAGGTAAGTGCGAATCGAGTTGATCGTGTTCTGCGTCAGCAGTTCCTGCGCTACGTCCGTGAACAGAATCTCTTCAACAATGCCAGCTCCAGCAGAGACGCGACCCAACAGCCGATCCGTGTTGACGTTCTGGATCTTGGGGTAACTAACGACACCGTTGTCAATCGACCAGCTGTTGATCGTGTTGACAGTGATGTCACCCTTGTCACCCGTCGTGAGGTTGCATTCTCCACCGCCACCTCCGCCTCCACCAGCGACTACGTCGAGGACGAATTCTTCTAGGCCGCAGACGCAATCCGCTGTGATCTTACAGCTCATGTTATTCTCCGATCCCCATGTTGCCCCAACTGATCTTGCGTGCAGGGAAGCCAGCGGTATTGCTATGGAGGAACACCTCAGAGTCTTCGCTCGCGAGTATCTGCTTCATCGTATCGCCAGTCACCCAGTAGCTACCGTTCACGCCGGAGCCGATGCTTGACAGCTTGGGACACAATGGGTGGGCGTTCTTGTTCCACTGATTGTCTATCGCGAAAAGGTCGCCATGCACGGGATGCTCCGTATAGCCAGCAATGGTTTGCTGATGCGCCCAGCGTGTATCCCAGGGCGCGATGAGATAGCCATCTCTCACCCGCATGTTCTTCGATCCGAACATGCAAGCCATCGTCCCTGCATAACCCTGGGCTAGTCCCTGCTTTAGCTCCAAAAGCGTCCGTACCCTGGAGACTGAATGAATAACGTGATTCTTTGCATCCTCGAACAGTGCCGACTCTTTCACGGGCCACTGCGGCGAGTAGCTCCAGTCGATCTCTGTCTTGGAAGACCACTTGAGCCATCCATCGGTCAGCGTAGCCTTCGGAAGTCGTGGGTCATCAAGGGCCAGCATGCCCCATTCTTTGACGGCCCTTGCCTGTGCTGCACCGAAACTGCCTTCCCCCTTGCTGCGATATCCAGCTAGCTGGCGACCCTTGCCGTAAGTGGGCAGTGGATGCACCAGCTTGATCTCTTCCCTGTCACCACGGTGGACGACATCTCCACACTGGGCCAAGCAGTAGGCTCTAGCTCCACCAAAGCCAACACAGCTTCCGCTCAGCTGGTAGTAGCGAGGCAGCAGGTTGCCAGTAGCCTTGATCTCCAGGTGATAGAGCAAGGCTTCCTTCGGTAGCTCCATAAGAAAAGGGTTGGCCTCACCGAAGGCAGGCGTTTCCCGATCAAACGCCAGGGTCATCCGGCGTTGAGTCAGGTCTCGCTCGCTTGGCGGAATCCAACCCAAGTTCTCACTCATTCCCTACCCCCAGCTGCTCCTAGCCCAATCGAAGTCTCGTGCATCATGTCGTGGGCCTCTGGAAGCTCATCGACCTTCTGGTCAAACTGCGATCCGATCCAAGCACCAAACGGCTTCCATTCGGCACCAAGTCTCAGGCTCTTATTCTGACGGTTGATCTCCTCGTTGGCCTGCTCCAGTGTGGTTATTCCACCCGCAGCAATCTGGGCCGATACGTTCTCGTAGTTGTCCGAGAGTTTGATCGCCTCAGATGGCCGCTTCACTGGGACTGCCTGATCGTAGACCTCACCAGCAAAGCCACTGGGCCTAGGAGCAGGAACGGGCTTTACTGGGTCCACCGGCTGTGGACTGCTGCCTGGAGTCACAATCGTCTCGACACGGTCCCGCTTTCGGAGATCCCAGTCGATGACATCACAGACAACGACGATCCTCGACAGCCCCTCAGTAAAGAAAACAATCGAACGATTGTCCTTGCTGGCAAGGAATGGATGGCCCACGGGATCGCGTATCTCCCAGGTGATGTCAGAACCTGGGGACGCAGAGGGTGCGACCTGGATATGCGTGCTGGAGTTGGTAGTCACGGCAACCTGCTGTTGTACCTGGGCTGCCCCACCCACGAACGTAACCGCCACTGCGGAGACGCATGATACCAGAACGAGAATGGCCTTACGCGGATTCATCATCCATGGCCTCCCCATTTGCCTTCTTAGAAACCTGGCTGAGCAGGTACTTGAGGAGCAGGTTCAGCAGAATGCTCCCGGCGATTCCCATCTCCATGCCATTGGTCGGCTCTCCGGTAAGCTCGCCGGTGATGTGGCGAAGTTCCTCTTCCTCGTCCTCGTCCATAGACTGACCGAACCCCATCTGCGAATCCATCACCAGATGAATCACCGCATCCAGGGCTCGTAGCCAATCGAGAAACGTGGCAGTCCCATCCTTGGACTTCGACAGCAATTCACGAAGAACGATGATCAGTTCACGCATACCCCAACTCCTTAAATGCTTTTGACGCTGACCAGATAGCCACTGGTCTTGGATGCATGTACGCGGATGATCGCAACAGAGTCGCCTGCGGAATCGCCAGGCTTGGTTGCAACGTACTTAAGCTGCGACTGATCCCAGTAGAGATCTCGGCCACCAGTCGGGAAGATATATCCTGCGGCCACCAACGAAGGCGACAGCAGGAACGGCTCATGTGGCAGGTATAGGATGTAGTGGTTCGAGTCGATTCTGTCGGCCATCACGCCAATGACTCCGAATCCAGCCGTCACATCGTTGTAGACAGCGTGGCTTCCAGTGATCGGCATTCCAACATTCGACGCAGTCAAGGCATGGCCCTGCTGCTGGATAACCACGGCCTTGATGGAACCGTTGTTCCTCGGCAGGGACAGCATCTCAATCTCGGCAGTGTTCGCCAAGGACCGATCAAGCCCCAAGGACAAGCCGCCATATCCACTGCAAAGGTTGCCATCGAGGATGACCTGTGACGGCAGCAGGCTCCCAGTGTGGATTGCAAAGTCATTCGAGTACTTAGCAATCGAATTATCCTTGATGCGGATGCTTCCACCAGCCGTCAGCGAGGCAACCTCAATCGCAGCCTTCTTGTATCCGGTCACCAGCTGGTAGCCGCAGTTGTCGAACGTGTTGCCGACGATCTCGTGGTCGGTGCCAGTCGTGATATGAATTGCCGGTGACACGAAGTTTCGGAACGTGTTGTTAGCGAACCGAACCTTATCAATGTTCACAAAGCTGTTCAGGGAATTCACAGAGCAGTACAGGCCGCCGTTGAAAGTGTTGTTGGCGACTGTAGCCCTCGTGCCGTAGATCATCAACGGAGCAGCCGCTGGCCCGCAGTTGAAAGTGTTGTTGCGAATGACAGCGTCTCTGTATCTGACCGTGATCCCAATGTTCCTGACGCTCTGCTCTCCAGGCACATTGAACTGGTTATCGCTGATAACAATCCGCCTTCCCTCGCAGTGAGGGTTGACCATCGCCATGCCGGAAAGCGTGGATCCAGAAAGCCGACCATTATTCCCAAAGCGATTACCCTGGATCAGGACGCTCTTTACAGTGCCAACGCGATCTGACGTTGACGGGCTGTGGATTGAAGCTGCCGCAGTTCCGCCTGTCGTGTAAGCGTGCCTCATTCCACCGAAAGTGCAGTTCTGGATATCCATGCCATTACAGACAGAATCCAGAATTCCGTAGACAACTCCAGTCTCCGAGTCGTACTCGAAGTTCTCAACAGACGACCAGTTACAGCCATGGCGACGAACATTGGCGCAGTACTTGAACCCCATTGTCCCTGGGTGCCACTCGCCGAAAGAGCAGTTGCTCAATTCAATGTCATGACATCGCTCAAAATACAGAGCCGACATGTAAACGGACGGAGCGGTGCTGGCACTGTAGGCAGCATCCTTCATTCGGTAGTTGAAGTTCCTGATCCGAATGCCACTCATCATGTTCGGCAGCACGGCGACTCTTGGTGCCTTGGTGACGCCACCACTGGTCACCGTCTGGTAGACCTCGTCGAGGAAGTCGTCAAAGACATAGTCGCACCGAGTCCCCGTCCCGTTGCACGCTCCCGTGGACGCTCTACGGTTGATACGCTGTAGCTCCATGGGGAAGCTCTTCGTTCCCGTAGAGTGTGGCGTGATGTCGCTGATCTGGTTGAACCCGTAGATCAAAACCCAATCGCCAGCTGCCAACTGGTATTCGTAAGGAAGGCTGATAACAGCAGCACCTGCTGCCGTGTCAGTCATCTCACCATAGGCCGCCGAAGAATAGGAGAATGTGGCAGACTGGGAAGTGTTGTATGAAACCTTGGCAGTCGAGTCGTCGCGGACAAGCCAGCTTCCCTTGGTGCATTCGAGGCCAGTCGGGCTGGTGAATATATGCTCACCAATGATGTGAACTTCACGATCAATGAGGATCGTTGCTGGCCTGCCAGTGCTGGAATAAAACGCATTAGCTGCGGACACAGCCAGCGCAAATCGCATGTTGTCGATTTCTGCGTTTCCAGTTCCGACAACCGAGATCACATTGTCCTTGGTGGTCTTGATCTTCGCTACCATGAGCTTGGCCCCAATCCGAGTACGGTGCAGTTGAACTTGCCAGACTCCAGGTAGTTCACCATCAGCAATGGCCCAAGCCTAGGATCCGAGTCGACGGGTTTCTCGGCCTTATAGATCTGAACTGAATAGTCCCAAAAGACAAAACGCCCGCCTGCGTCAATGCTGTATCCAACCTCGAACAGACTGGATGCAATGTCCAGGGAAGAACCCTCGGTTGCATATCGGAACGAAGTGGCGTTGAGATACTCGGCAAAGATGCCAGTAGGCCACTGCTCTGGGTCCGTATCCACATAGGTTGTCGCTGCAAACAGCGGATAGCCAATGCTCGCGGCTGTAAACCCATGCGGCGTGCTGGTTACCATTTTCGGGTTCGATACCGATGGCTGTGAATCCGATGGAGTAAACCACTCCAGCACGGAGCCAGTGCCTACTCCCAGCACCTGACCCAAAGTACCGACCGTATTTGGGAAGGTATAAGCCTGATTGAATCGGATAAATCCGTTGGCACCAACATTGATCCGCTCTGTGCCATCAGTCGCAATCGAGATGGAACGAGCCGCACCGCCAGAAGATCCCTTCTCGGTGGCAATGCAGCCTATGTTCCCAGACCACCCGATCAGAATTCGCTCGTGATTTGTCGGCGACTGATATGCGTTGTACACGGCCAGCTTATTGGGAGCTGCACCGCTTCGCACCTCAAGCAGGTTAGCTTGTGCGCTGTGTAGGCCAACGCCACCGCCACTGGTCGAACCAAGCAACGCAGACCTGAGCTGAATGTCTGCGTCATCATCGACCTTCCACACGCCACCAGTAACCTGAATGTCGCCGTAGTCGTTGTCCGGTATCGTGCCGTTGACGCTGACCGTTGTCCCGGTCATGGTCAGGCCAGTGCCAAGGCTGATCTCCTGCGGGTCACCAGCTCCCGTTGAGCCACGGCCAAGCAACCGGGATGCTGCGGAGACATCCTGCATCTTGGAGTAGGTGACAGTGTTCGCATCGACCGTCCAGACGCTGCCGCTCGAAGTGACGGATATGTCACCCTTGTCCCCATCGGACAGGCCGCCATCCGCGCCCTTCTGGGCAAGCACAGCCCAGTAGGCACCAGCAACCGGAGTCTGGTTCGTGTGGGACTGCAAGGCACGCCATGACGTACCCTGATAGAGTACGGCATCATTGGTGGCATAGCTGGCAGAAGATGACCAGTTACCCTGCCAAACCACGCCCGCTGGCCCCGGTGGACCTGCGGCACCCGTATCACCCTTCTGTGCTGTCAGGTCGCGGATGCAAACCGCAGAGCCGACAGAGTCGATGAACCATGCGAATGCTGGGTCTGTGGTGCTACCACCACCCGCATAAGACACAATGGTCGGGCCAATCAGACCAAGAGACGCAGCATAAGCCTGTGCCTCAGCTGGCGTTGGCGACGAAGGATTGGCTGGATACCCAGCAGGCATGGTGGCGTAGACATCTGCGACGTTCGGTACAGATATCTTTTCCCACAGCGATCCGGTCGAATACCAGATCGAACTGCTGTTCAGGTCCACATACAGATCGTTCGTGCTGCTGGGCAGGCCAGTCGGAGGTCCGAAGCCACGGGTGACTTCCACCTCACTGGTAACAACATTTTGCCACGATGCATCGCCCCGAAGGAAGCGACCTTGAAAACCCGCCGCCGGGGCCGGAACCATTCCCTTGGTCCCAGCCGCACCAGCGGTTGCACCCGTCATCACGGCTAGGCGAGAGGTAGCCGAGGCGGGGCTTACAAACTCAACGCCAGAGGCATCTGCCTTGACGGTTACCCAAAGTTCGCCAGAACCAACGTAGCTGCCAGGTGTGTCGGAGAGAGCGATGAACTCATCCACCACTCCTCCTGCACCAGTTGTCGCCTGCCACCCACCGTCTGCGTAGACGTAAAGGATGCTATTGTCCTTGTGAAAGAACTGCGCACCATCTGAAAACTTACCCGGAGGCAGAGAGTCTCCAACCGGGATTGAGTTCACATCAGGGTCGAGAGGCGAAAACTTCTTGCTAGTCGGCTTGACGTTTGCCATTACTGCTCCACGATCAACTCGAACTTCAGCGGATCGTCACCCTCATCAGGCGACCAGTAACGGCCATTGCGGCGATTATAGTCCGCTCGTGCAGACTCCGGGTCCGATGCATCAGACCAGAACTCATGCGTCACGGGATCACCAGCCGCATCTCGGTAGCGAGAGTTATGGACTCGCCACTGATTGACACCTGACTTGAGACGAGCCCCCTTGATTCGGTCAACAATCTCTCGTGCCTTATCAAAGACCTCGTCCCGGCTTTCACGCCTTCCCGAAATCGCCTGCAGCTGAAGCTCCATCGAACGAAGCCTGGACTGCAACGCCTCATTGCCCTCGCTGCGGACAACTGGCTGCGGAGCAGGCTTCTGCTCCACTACGGACGCCGTGGACTCCCCGTCAACCGCAGGCTTCGGTGCTGATTCCGAAACCTGCTTTGGCGGACGACCGGGTCCACGACGAATCTGAAACTCTTCCACCCATCACCCCACTTTCTGAAGGAATTAGTCCAGAGGATCGAAAGTCGGGAAGGCACGAACAAGCAGCGTCATCCAGGGACGAAGCCACATGTAGCTGGCCTTCCGCTCGTACCGACGCATCCAGGTGACGCCCCGGTCGAAGTACTGCCAAGTGTCCGTACCCGACAGTTCACGGGTCGTGACATCGAAGTCGACCATGAAGCCGAACGTCTCTGCCATCGACTTGGACACCAGATAGGTGTTCGTCGCGGCGTAGGCAGCCTGGGCGTCGTTGTAGGTGCGGGTCGTTCCACCCAGGTCGACGTAGGCTCCGCTCTTGTAGAACTTCACCAGCTCGTCATACACCCAGCGGCTCATCAGCGGGCTGGTCGTCCAGCCGTCACGGGCCGTGCGATCCGTCACCTGAGCGGCTTCGCAGTTCTGACCAGACAACGTGTGAGTCACCGACTTCGGTGCGATCATATCCAGGTACGGATACTTCTGGCAGTCGCGGGTCAGCATCACCTGGTAACCGTTTCCGCAGTCAAGCGGGAAACAGTTGTACGGGTCACGCATGTCCTCGTAGATCTGCTCGATGGCACACAGCGGAGCCTCCGAGCATCCACTGAGCTTCAGTCCAGCGTCCTCGATGACGTTCGCCCACGGGGCTCCAGCAGAAGCACCCTTGTAGCCAGACGAGTAGGTCGTACCGTCGTAGCTGTAGGGATACTGACACATGCCAGCACCCTTGATGTCGAACATGAGCCGAGCGGCATTCTTCTCGTCGATGACATCGAACCAGCGCACACGCTGCTCGATCTGTCGACGCACCTCGCCCGTGGGGTCCACGCACACGAGGTTGCGATGGAGGGCGAAGCTGAAGCTGACGTAGTTCGGCTTCGGCATCGTCCAGCAACGCTGGCGACCCAGCTGGTAGAACCGTGCTGGCTCCTCATCCTCCTCCGACTTTCCGCACAGATCCGGCGGGGGATCCATGGGGAACTCGCAGAGCTTGCGGTCGTTGTAGCTGGAGCAGGGGGCATCCACCCGCGTGACCAGACCACGCAGCAGCGTGGGGGCCATGTCGCAGGTGAACTGCAACAGCTGACGGGTGACGCAGCGGTCGAGGAACTGATCGAAGTAGCTCGCCTTGATGGCGGCTTCCGCCGATTCCTTGAGGGGCTTCAGCTGCTCCTTGCTCTGGATGCGACCAGAGGAGTTGAACAGATCGAAGACCTGCTTCGGCATGATCCGCTCGAAGAGGTGCTTGTAGTCAAGCTCCTGAAAGTCCAGCTCGCGGTCCAACGCACGGTTGTCCACATCGCGGAAGACTTCCTGAAGACGCTCTTGACTGGTCACCGTGCCGTTCGGAGCAGCACTCCGGTAACCTTCGACCAAAAAGTCGTTGATATTCGTTTTGGACATGCTGTACTCCTAGAGGCAGAATTTGCCGACCGCGTTCGTCACGTTGGCAATGGCGAGTGGGGTAGTTGGACTCTCCGAGGCAACATCGCCTGCGGTTTGGCAAGCATCCGAGTACTGCGACTGGCAGATGCACGGACCATGCTGGATGGCCGTCAAGATCGCAGTGTCACCTTCGCCAGCGGGGGCGAACTTGGTGTTGCTCACGGCAGCTCCGTCCAGATACGGAATGAATCCAGTGACGCCGCCAACGACTTCAGTAGCCGCCGAGATGTTGAACTGGAACACGCCGCAGGTCCAGACGACCAGCACGCGATCCACACCGGGTCGAACGAAGTCCTGAACGACGCCCTTTACGGGGCTGTTCGTGATGTCCGTCACCTCATCGGTCGAGGAGAACGGGCGGATGTAGTTGGTCACCGTGTCGAGGTAGACCCAGCAGTTCGGAACGGGAATGCCCCATTCCGGGTCCACGGGCAGTTCGAGGTAGGCGTGGTCGTATTTACGTCGCAGTCCGACGTTTACCGAACTCGTAGCAGTGCAAGCCATTTCAAAACTCCTTAGAAGCGGTTCTGGAAACCGATCTTGTTAATGGGGGCAGAACCGCTGGCGTAGGCTGCGCCACTCGTGCTGTCGGGTGCAGAGGCCACGGATTCCGGCTGGCTGACATTGGCCTTGCTCGCCTTGATCTCAGCCAGGACTTCTCGAATCTGTTCATCCGCCAACGGCAGCAGGCTCTCTACCAGCTTGTCGCTGATGCCGCTGCCTAGGACTTCTTTCGCCGTTTCTTGGATGACACGGCCTTTCGCCGCACGTTCTTCCACGGCCCGATACTCGGAAAGCGTCGACTCTGCTTCATTGAGCTTCTCCAGTAGAGATTCCTTCTCCGCGACGGCCTTGGCGAGTTGCTTCTGCGCTTCGACCAGTTCGCTCTTTACCGTATCCTCGGCGAGGATTTCGGTACGCAACTGCTCGATCAATTCGGCATGCTGCGTCTTGAGGGTCTTGAGATCCATCGTTTCTGTCTCCGATTCAAACAGTGAGCGGTTCGTCCCGCCTCGATAGACAGCGGCGACCCCGTCGACTTCAATCAGGCGTTCAACATGAAGAACGCCTTGCTCGTCCATTTCACCCTGGTACACGCTCACCTCGTGGGAGAGCGGGACGTTCTCGGGGAAGTTCTCTGCGTCGTAGCAGATCTTCTCCGTAAGTTCGTCCGCAGGATTGAGGTGCCAGTCGTAATAACTAGCTGCCTTCTCAGTGCCAAGATTGCGGGCTTCGCCGTTGCGCAGCTGGCCGTTCTGGCTGTGGTAGTCCCTGTCATTACGGTTGTGTCCACCACGAACCGTAACTGGCAAGTTCTCGCACAGCAGCGAGGAGTCTCGGATGGCCGAGTCCTCGTAGATGCGGCCATTGCGACTCGTGCGACCAAGGACTTTTACACCCTTAATCACCCAGTTTTCGCGGTCTACTGTTGATCCGCGAAAGTCGAATTGCTCGACAAGTCGTTCTGGTTTCATGGCACTCCAGTATTTTAAAAAGGCTGTTAGCTTCCCTGCTAAATTCCATTTACAGCCTTACTGCGGATTATTTGGCTCAGCAGGCTGCGGAGCCCTCGTGGGAGTTGCTTCTCGAACTTTCAACTCATAGACCATCTGCTCGTCATCAACATCCATGCGTCGATTGATCTGCTGAGCAGACACAACGCCTTCCTTGTACAGCTCCAACATGACATTCATCTCCTTGGCCCAATCGCGGATGGCTGCGGTCGGGTACTCTGCCCGAATGCGGACACTGGACTGGACCGATGCCAGCTTGGACTGGGTCCACCCCAGCTTCCTCGCCACTGCCTGCCACATCAGGTCAACGTCATGGGCGGACTGGTTCTTCTGCTCTCGCTGAACACGCAAAGCGAACGGACCTTCGGCTGCAATCAGCGATGAGCGATTGCCGGTATTTGCGTCACCAGTCGCCATAAATTCTGGGATTCCGTAAACATTTCCAAGAATTCTCTGAAGCGACTGGATCAATTCAACGTATTGAGTGGCACGGACGTTCATGCCGGGAAGCTCCAACTCGGCTCCCTTCACATGCACGATCTGCCCAGGATTGGGCCTGCCGTCGTTCTCTTGGACCATCTTCTGGGTCTGCTTAGCGATGTTCCGCAGTGCATCCGCAGTGGTCGCAGCCTTGTGGGTGTACACCGCAGCGAAGCTGGACTGGGTGATCGCCAACTCCACCATGGCGTTGATCACCTCCTCCAACTGCTTGCAATGGCAGTACACATCGTAGAAGGCAGGCACCCCTCTGGGGTCGTTCATGTCCACCCCAGCCTTGCCAGACTGGATGTTTAAGGCAGGCTCAAAAAAATACTCGGAAACTTTTCCCAGTTCGCCATTTTGGCGAATGCGTCTCCTCCAGTAGCCAATGATGTTGCAGGCATCGTTGAGATCGGTGACAACCCCGAACTCGCCCAGCCAGACGGTGCTGCCAACGACCGGGACAACCTGGCCCGAGATATTGACCAGTCGCACCTGATCGACAGGGCCAGTGCTGGAAACGGAGGTTGGCAAGAAGGATGGTGGCCTGATGTCCATGGGCTCGATGAACCGGACCCAGAGCCTGCCGTCAGCGTAGAATCCGAACTTGCGGAACCACTGGCCGTCCCGGTAATGGCGGCGGACGGTCTCCTCTTGCAGCAAGTACCAGCCCGTGGCGTTGCCTAGGTCCACCTCCTCCATGATGTCTTCGATGGCACCCTCGATCCGAGTCAGGGTGCTTTGGGTCACTGACTTCCCCGTCTTTCGCTGGGGGATGTACTTATGACCCTTCGCCACGCAATAACTGATCAGATGCTCGATCATGGCCTTGATGATCGGGAACCGCCACAGCTCGAAGCCAACACGGTACATGTGGTCCATGCTGGTCGAGTCGTAGTACGGCAGCCGTTTGCCGCTGTCATCCCAGTAGCCGAACGTGCCAAAGCCGTTCCAGCCTGACTGGCACATGGCCTCTCTAGTCAGCCCGCCCAGGCGATTGGATAACTGCTCCATGATCTGGAGTTCACCGCTTACAGATTCGTCAATCATTCCGCGATCATCCTCATCATCTTGGCTGCCATGTGCAGGGCGTCAGGCCCATCATCATGTCGCCCGTGGGGGAATGCCTTTAGCTGGGATACGAGGATTTCCGTCCCCTTGTCACGGACGAATAGGAAATCCTGGTGCCGGACAGAACCGTCCAACTCCATAATTCGATTCTCTTTGTTTACACGCATATCTTCTTCAATGGGGACAATTGGGGTGACAATGCCCGCATCCTGAAGGCGATCCGCTGCGATGTTGACGATAAAGCTCTGGAACTGATTGGCGTCCGATCCAATGATGTCGGGCTGCACCGGCAGGTCTCGGATGAAATCGATCAACCTATCGATGGTCTGGTCCGGCCCTGTGCGCTCCAGCGATGCCTTAACATAAAGACGCTCGGAAGTTTTGCTCACAGCCAGTGCCACGATGGCCGAGTAGTCAGAGTTCTTCAGGTCGCGACCAAGGGCATGATCGACCGCAATGGTGCAATAGAGGATGTCGGATGGCAATTCGTCGCACCACATAGGATGCTCGTCCGTGTCCACAAACAGATTGCCGTCCCACAGGTTTCCATCGGGCGTGACCGGGTTGCCCTGGTACATCGTCTCCCAGATATGCCTGGGGAACGTGTGCTTGGCCTCCAGCAGCTGTTCGATGGGGTGCAGATCTGCACAGAGGGGATCGCCCTCCTTCCTCCAGACTTCTCCCTTGTGGTCGACCTCGTCCTCGGTGGCGATAGCCTTGAAGACCGCCTCACTCCACTGCGGGCCGTAGGTGCGCTTCTCCCTAAGGATCTGACCGATCAGATCGTCTGGCGACCACCTGGTTCCAATCAGCAAGACCCTCGCATCCTTCGAGAGACGCTGACTGGCAACGGCCTGCCAGAACTGCATCCACTTCGCCTGGAAGGTGGAGGACAACGCTTCTTCCATCGACTTGCAGATGTCGTCGATCACCAAGAGGTCTGATGGGAAACCCGTGAGTGGAGAGCCCCAACCAACCGAACGCATGCTGCCACGGTGGCCGTGCAAGAACCAATGGACCTTCGAGCGATTGCCCTTATCCACCTCGACGTTGAACAGATGCCCATGCTCGGTAAGCAGGTCGCGGCATTGCGATCCAATGTTTTGTGCGCGGTCATCACCGTAAGAAACGATGGTCACATGCTTGTCTGGATTCTTCGCCAAGTACCTGCTGGCAAATAGATTCGCGGCAACCGTGGATTTCCCATGCTGGCTTGGAGCAGAGATCGCCAACCTTTTTATTTGACCTAGCTCAAGCGGCAAAAGGTACTTATGTTCGAGCACACGCAGCCACGGGTAGGCATGGAAGTTCTCGCCCATGGCGACTCGCCCCCAACCAATCGTACTGGCCTGGGCAAGCATCGATGCTAGCTGCGTAGTGTCGACAGTTGCAGTCACAGGAAGCCCCCCATCCTTCGCTTCATCAAAGCGAACACTTCACAAGCACAACTTCGGTGTACACGGTGTACCTGTCACCGTCTGCTTCAAGCACACGGACCCGCAGCTCATGCTTGCCCTCTGGAAGCAAAGCTGTCTGGGCTGGATCCAGCGTTAACGATACCTCTCCATTGGCTGGTGGACCAACCGTCACTGCGGCAGCAGGGAATGTAAATGTCTGGATAGCACCTGCAGGACAATCGCCAATGGCAACTTCGATTGTCTGAGCAAACGACAGGTCGTAGATCCCTGATGGATCGCGAGGGTCAGCAATCTGCAACAGCAGGTGCCTCGTGTCATTCTGGTAGATCACCCTTACGGCCATATCTTGCGACCCTCCAATACGTCGTATCTTACGCGGCCCTGGACCGAGGGGACCGATATACCTCCCGACAACTCTGTTAGTTCTACAGAGGCATCCAGCACAACATCAATCTCTTTGACCACTCCAGCACTAATGCAGTATGCGGACTCAAGTGTTACTGCCACTGAACCCTGAGTCGGGATTCCGCCTGTGGCTTGTGAGATAGAGTTGCCAGTAGTCGCCAGCCCTATCGCGATAATGCTCACAACACCAGCTGCACTAGCCGATGCATCTGTTGTCGAAGAGCCTGTTCCAATGAGCCCGAAAAATGCGGACGCTGAAGCCAGCGCGTCTTCCGTTGTTACCGATGAAGAGCCGACATCTGTGACCAATCCACTAGAACCGCATTGGCAGTCAGTGGATGCAGCACCCGATCCAATACTCGAAACAACTGCGGCACACTGAGAAACAGCTTGCTCTAGCTGAACGGATGCAGATCCAAAGAATCCAGATCCGCCTACAGCTGACGATGTGGCATTGTCGGTTGTCGCTGATGCTGCGCCAGACACACTGACAATCCCAGCAGAGGAACAGCTGGAGTCGCCAGTGACGCTCGAAGCAGTTCCAATTACAGCGACCAAACCACTGGCAGCCGAAGAAGCATCGCCAGGCGTCGTCGATGCTGAACCAACTACTTTAACTTGGCCTGAAGCCGAGCAAACAGAAGTGTCTGTCGAAGCCGATGCCGACCCCGTGATCGTTTGCAGGCCAGACGCGGATGATGTCGCTGCATCTGTGCTTACTGCACTACTGCCTGTGATCGTCTCTGCGCCTAGCGATATAGCGACACGAGACAGCATGCTCCTGCGGCGGAAGCCTGCCCCAGGTCCAGAACCAAGCTCTCGAACTTCCTCACTGCTGAGAGAACGATTCCACAGCCGGATGTCTGCTATATACAGATCATTCGACGCTTCAGCAGCAGCTGAACTGATGCGTCCGCCAATGCCGATCCCATAGACTGATGTGGAACGAATCACATCGCCGCTGTTGGCAGCCGTGCGGACGGAGACTCCATCTCGATAAAGATTGATCGTCGCCTGCGCTGCTGAGTAAGTTGCACACCAATGAGACCATCGGCCATAAGTGTCGGTCGTGACCGAAGCAGTCAATGGGCTCAGTGATCGCTGCGTGTATGGGTCACGCATCTGGAACTGGATGTTGCCTGCATTAGTCCACAGCAGGCCAAACCTTGCACCAGTCAGTCCAGTAGCAGTGTCCTGATAGATCGCTCCAGTCGTCGCTGGAGTGGCGACCAACCACACCCAACAGGAGATCGTTGCCTCACCCTGACCAAGGAGCGATGAAGAAGCTGGAGGAATGAATCTCCCAGAGGAGTTCGCCTCTTGGAAATAGGCCGAGCTAAACTGCTTCGTCACCCAGTCGGTTGCATTGGTTCGATTATTTGCAGCAGCGTGGTAGCCACGAGGCCCAACATCGAAGAGGGTTGAGCCTGTCGAGCCCAGCATCGGCATCCACGCAGCCCAGAGGTTGCGATGCAGGTGCGGAGCATCGCTCTGATCTCCAGTTGCGTAATCGGACCAGCTGGGATACCGCATTGGTGGCCTATTCGTTAATGACCACTCGTCGCGGAACCAGGATCACACGAGAGCCATTGTCGGTGGCAGTAGTCTCATCCCTGACCGCTTGCCCCAGGTTGTTGTCGGCAATCGCCACCACATACCGTCCGCGAGGTCGCCAGATCACTGGCTGCTGCTCTAGCACGGTGTTGGTGTCTGCCGTTGCAATCAGCACAGACACTGGAGGTCCAGCCTGTTTGATATTGGCGTCACTCGTGCCGAGCGTGTAGGAGCCAGCACTGCCAGTCACCTTAGCAGGCCAGTTAGTGTTGTCGTAGCTTGACACCAAGTAGAGGTCCATGGTGTTACCGGCAGTGGGGGCAGTCCCGGTTTCGATGCGAAAGAAGACCAAGTATTCGTCAGCGTAGTTCGCACCGAGGTCTGCCGATGCACTCATCTGCGCTGTAGCGTTTGCCTGCCCATCAAAACTCAGCGTGTGCGTCACGCCAGATGCACCACTCTCCCCGAACACGATTGCCGTGCCTTGTGTGATCTCTACATAGTCGGGCAGTGCCATGCGTTACACCTCGCTCGGGATCGGTTGGATTTTGCCGTCTGGCCGCCAGGGGGACACTGCTTCACCGACCTCAGAGATAGTCACCTGACCAGGTCGCGTACCCAGCTGGTTCAGCGCGTCCAACTCACTTGCCGACAGGATCCCTGCGACATTGAGACCAGCGAGCATCTGCTTGACATCGGAGTTTTGAAAGTCTAGCCCCCCGTTCGATGGATGCAACCACCGAAGACCCCTCGCCACCACGGACGATCCGCTGTTGCCAGTGGAGGCGAAGCTCTCCAGCTTGGAGAAGATTGACTCGCCCATGATGGGACCGACCGCTGCAAACACGGCCCGCTCCGTGTACAGCTCACCAGTCGGCTCCGGGTCCGCCAGCAGGGATAGCGCATCGGCCACCAGCTGGTCGTCTCCCTGCTCGATAGCCAAGCGGAGATCCGGGTCAGCCAGGATCGCGGCCCTGATCTGTTCAGCATTCATCAGGCATTGCCTTCGGTGATAACAAAGCTGGTGATGGAGACGGCAGCACCACTGGAGATCGACGTAGTATTCAACGTCAAGTCTCCACCGCCGCCAGTGGCTGTCACGGTTCCTTGAACCACGGCAGTGCCGCCTGAGGTGGTCAATCGGAAAAAGGTCGCAGTACCAGTCGCATTCGCTGACGAGTCCTGCGTGATGGAGTTAAGCGTCAGCACGCCATTGGAAGCCGCCGGGGCGAAGGTGGCGTTGCAGGTCAACTCGGCCAACAGTGTCTGACCGCTGATCGCCGTCCCAACATTGGCAGGGACCGTGCCATCATAAATGCGAAGGAGCCCAGAGCCCCCAACTGCCGCCGTGATCTCGTCCGCCCTGTTGCTGCGCAGGGTAGCAGTAAACGAAAGTGCCATGTGGCCCTCCAGTGATCTGATCGTGGGATTCCCACGGATGATCGTAACTGGCATGGCAGGGCAGTCGGCTCGTTGCTGTGAGAGAAACAACTAGAGGCGCAAAGAAAAGGGTCATGACTGTTGACGCAGCCATGACCCGTGATTCGTCTGGACGCCAGCAAAGCAGGTCCAAAACGAGGTAACTATGCTGGATACTGTACCAGAACCCTATTCCTTCCGCAACCTGGCACCGGGGACCGTGAGATCCTTCACGAGGAAGCCGTTGGTCATCTCGTTGTTCTTGAGCCGGATCGACTCGGCGTCCGAGAGCCTGCGGCAGACCTCCCAGAACTTCTCCTGCTTGACGACCTCTCCACCGCCGTCGTAGGTGGTGACCTCCACCTCCTGAACCAAGAAGCCGCCATCGGTCCAGGCCACGCGGCCAAAAGTCTCCACGCTACGCATGGCTGGATCCTCCCCCACGGCAAAGGCAGTCGCTACCGCCGCCACTGCCACAATCGCAATCTCGCTGTAAATAGACATTACGTCCCCCAATCTAAAGATCGCACGCCCATTTGGTGCGGTCAGCCCAATAGGCTGCGCTCATCTTGCCCTTGGCAATGTTCTTGGCGTGCCTTGCCTTGAACGCCTTTCGACGCTTTCGATCCTTCTCAGACTCCCCCTGCCGTGCAGGACTTCCGCTCACACCCTGCTGGCCGAAGCGAATGATCTTCTCCTCGCCACCCTGGCATGCCTTCACGACATGGCTCTTGGTGGGGTGATTCGGGGTCCGCTTCGGTTTGTTGCAGGGCATGTCCGCCTTGCTGATCTTCTTCTTAGCTGCCTTCCGTTTTGCCACAGGCTCCTCCTTGAAAATCGAAGCGCATCTACTCCTCACCACCCCAGGGGATGGTGATCATCACCGAATGCTCCATCGTGGACGCATCCAGCACCGGACGACCGCATGCCCTGGCCGCAGCCAGCATGGCAATGGCGTAGCGATCCTCAAACCATTCATCGCCCAGGATCACCCCGTCCGCACCAAGCACCGAGGTGACATCGTGCAGATAGGTATCCGCCCCGCTGACCCAGTCATTCCGCTCCGCGAAGTAGCGGATGATCAGGGCATCCAGCTCGAATCCCTCCGGCAGCTCGCCAATGACAAAGTATCTCTTTTTCATTTGGTCTTCTTGATCCGCCGCTTGGCCGAAATGCTTGGGCAGCACCTCGCCGCCTTCTTGCAGTTCTTGCAGCCGCCCACCTTAGCTGGCTTTTTCGCCATCGTCGCACTCCTTCTTCAGTAACTCGAACAGACGCTCCAGGGACATCAGCACCATGGCGGGCTTCCTGTCCTGCCGAAATACTACCGCATCACAGGCTTCCGGCACTTGCAGGAATGTGGCAATCGACTTCCGCCGCTTGGCCTGAATCTTCAAGCCTGCCAGCAGGAGGTCGACCGTCTCATGCTCCCCGAGTGCCTTGCCATTGCTGCCCCAGGCTCGCTTCGCCGGGAGGCCACGCTCCGTAGCCAGGTTCACAATCTCTCGTTCCAGGTCGTTGCCCCGACGCTTGTTGGGGTGGGTCATGATTTCTTCCGCGTTGTTAATGAATTCGCATGCCGTCGAAATCGCACAGCGGTACTTGGCCGCGATGTCCTGCAAGCGGAAGCCTGCTCGCTGCATCCGCTCCATGCCCTGCACATCCTCGACGGTGTAACGGGACGGCTTCCCTCGTTTACCTCGGATCTGCATGGCTACACCCCCAGGACGGCCTTGGCGAGTTGCTTCTGCGCTTCGACCAGTTCGCTCTTTGACGCCGGAGCCATCACCGTGTAGATCTGCTTGGTCTGCCGACAGTCGTTCTCCAAGTAGGCCAGAGCCTGCTCCCGATTCGACTGATAGGTCCGCCACCAGCCCTTGCCGCTGACGTTCTCGACGATCTTGCCGCCAGAACCCAACGCATAGCCCACCGCATCGAGCGACCACTTTGTATCGCGGGCGTACTGCCCCAGCAGCCACAGGGTCGCCGTGTCCTGAAACAGCGGATGCCAGTTCACATACCGCCCTTTGACCGTAACCACATCGGTCGGCACCTTCACCCCCAGCGACCAGCTCCGCCGCACCATGAAGGGCAGGTCGAACCCCAGGATGTTGTGGCCCACCATTTCTTTCGCCCGGTTGCTGGACTCCCGAAACAAATCCCAGAATTTCTGGAGGATTTCCCTTTCATCTCCTTCGATTGTCTGGAAATCATTTCCTTGCATGACGCCGATCACAAGCACCCGACCCAGGTGCGCGAACAAACAGCAGCTGTCGAGGAACTCCTCCCGCTTCTTCTGGGAGTCGAGGTGGTGCTTGCCAGCCTTCTCAGCCGCCTTCAGGACGTAAACCCCGTCGGCCACCTGCACGCGATCCTGGTAGCTGGCGTCCGTATCCTTCTTGAGCCGCTTCACGCTGGCAGGATCGAACGGTCGATGGTCATACGCCTCATTGCCTGGAGCGAATCGCGACTCCAGCACCCCATCCTGCGGACCCGTTTCGATGTCAAAGAAAATCATTGTAAACCCCACATGCCTTGATTAAATTCCGAAACCAGACAAAGGTTAACCGCAGTTGATCCGCGCGTCCAGTCGTGTATACTACGGGCGTCCGATGACTACCGTAATTAGGCTGGCCGGTGCCTGTGCTGCGGCAAACCCGGACCACTCCGCCGCGAGTGGTGACCCTCCAGAGACTCGGACTGATCTGGACCGTCCCAATGGCCGACATGGCACCAAGCATGCGGCCCAGTCGAAGTCGCCAAATTCAGCAATAGATACCTGCGACCGACTTAAAACAAATCTTCCTTGCCGTCTGTCTCTACAGCGGATCCGCTTGCCTCGCAATGATTGCGGGCAGTTCGCGGAGACCCAAAGGGGGTGCCGAAACACGGCATTTCGATGGGGGTCTAACCATGCCATCGAAGGGGCGTAACGCTCTTCATCCCTACTTTTTCCGAGCATCAAGGTGCTTGGGGGGGTAGGGGGGGGCGTAGTCACTCGACTGGATGTCGATGACGAAGTTCTCCATGGAGTGACCAACGGGAACGGAATGGAGCTACTACTCGTACTAGGCAACCACAGAGCGAGCCTGCACCGCAGGTGAGCGACGGCAAGACTGCTCGACCAACGGGAGAGTAGTCGCAGCGTGGTAGCCGCCATGTGTCGGACCAACAGTAGCCGCCACCGGTGACCGATAGGTGGCGACATGCACCAATATGGTTGCCGTTAATATGGTTGGTAGTTAAGGGATGGTCCGCGAAGTAGGTACAAGCTCCGACAATCCCGACTCCGACGATACAATGGTGCCAAAGGAGACCCGACTCATGGAATGGCTCGAATCTGACGATCCCTTCGACCAACAGACCGACACCATCTACACCGGACTGGTTGGCATCCAAGTAGCCCAGGTGGTTGGCAGCAATGCCCTCGATGGACTCACCGTATTCGGCATCGTCCTCGATATCGACGAAGAACCTGTGTTCGTCACCGAGGAAGCAGCACAACGTCTCGTTGCCTGCTTGGTCGAAGCACTGGCGAAGGCCGAAGACATACTCGGCAACTAGAACGCACCACTTTTATTTGTAGCGGTGCATAGCCAATCGACCATAGAAAAACCGTGTCGGGAAATTGCAAAAACCCGACAGGGAAATCGATCAATTCTCATTTTCGCCAGGGGTACCTTGATTCTCCAGAGCAGGAGACGACCCTGGCGACAGCTTATCCAACAGTTGATAAACACTATCAAGATCGCCAACAGCAATCTGAGTAAAGCTGTTGTTCGTCACCTGCTCCTTCTTTGCCGCCGATGACACGAGGTCCAGATACTTGTGATCATCCTTCTGCTTCTGAGCCTCAAGACTCGCGAGTACCTGGATGGCCTTAATGGCAACCCGCTTGTCGTGATGGTCAATCAACTCCACCGCACGCTCTGCGATCTTCACCTTCGTCTCGTCGGTGATCTCCCAACGATTCTTCATCGCCCGAAGCACCATATTCAGGTCGTGACGGTACTTGTACTCGTCGCTGAGCATCATGTCGTCCATAGGGAAAAGCTCCTAAAAACTGGTCGATTTCTGGCATGAGGTCTGTTTGGGGCCCCACCCCCCCCTAGTGGGTGGTGCGGAGGGACCCAAAGGTGGGTCCCCCTAGTGGGGGTTACATACCTACCTCGACAGGGTAGTAGGTACGGGCCTGCACCTTCTCGCACGATTCCGCTTGACAGTGTACAACCGTACACTACCGCATTGCGTGAGCCGCGTCTCGCACGACACCCCCCCTCATGGGGTGGTCAGGCCACCCCCATTGGTGGCAAGCTGCGGCACCACCCAAGTGGAGTCCGTCCCTGCCCCATTAGAGGGGTGCGGGAAAACGGCTCCAAGCGGTAGTGAACAAGTGTATACCATGCCCGGCAAGCCCCCTAGCTGCCCACCAGACTCATCCGCCATCAGGACGTGTCACAGGTCATAGGTGGGCGCCGTCGTCGATCCTGGGGCATTCTCATTTTGAGACGAAATGGTTTCTGGACGAATGAAGAAGTCACCCCCAATAGCCTTCGGGTTTCCGCATTCTTGGGAATTCCCACTCTAGTTGTTGACATGGTACGGGCGATAGACTATACTACAAGTGTTGGGTGAATGGTTTGTTGTGGTTCACGGTCTTGGCTTCCCTTGCTCCCTTGAATGGCTGAGCGGGAACAAAATGATCAGAACCCATTGACGGCCAATCGCCTATAGAGTAGAATGAGCAAGTCGAGAGTGGTGAGAACCTCATCACGCAAGTACTTCCCTAGACCCTTGAGTGGCTTGTCGGGGAATGGAAAGCTAGAGGTTGACAAGCTACCTTCGATAGGCTATAATTAGGGCATCTGGTGGGAAGCGATACCGGCGTTTCCATCAGTTGCGGCCACCGTCGTGATGACGTTGGACCAGTTTCCATACGAGGGATCCCTCTCGCTTGGAATCCGTACTGGACCACAGACGTTCAGACGCATAGATCTTTGGCAATTCGATACGGCAAGCGCAGATCGGACTATTGAACCGGCGCGTACCCATCATCAATCGGGCTAGTAGTGTACCTGATTGTTGGCATGATGGGGATACGGCAAGCGGCACCCTAGGGTGGTTCCGTGTAACGGTGGGAATAGGGGGGTGGCGCGGTGATGAGCCATGGGGGTGCTAGGTAGGTGTTCCTACCGACGATGCACAAAGCCCGCCGTTAGCTAAATCAGGTTAACACTCGCAAGGGTATTAACTGCCCACAGGGGAATAAATAGCCTGTGGTCGGCTATATGTTCTTCCGGTTTTCCTTGATAGCAAAGGGTTTGACAATGGCTAAGATCAAGAAGCCCACTAAGCATCGTGGCGTAGTGGTATGGCAGGGACCGTCCCTCATCGACGGCTCCCCGATTGTGGTGATTGCTACCATGAAGACCAGCAATAGAAAAACTGGTGACATGGTTCAAACGTGGATTCTCAGGACCGATGTAACTCCGGTCGATGCGGTGGCTACTGGTGTAGACGATGCTATCTGCGGTGATTGCCCACTACGGGGTGTGCTGGGAAAAAATCGTGCTTGCTACGTCAACGTCGGGCAAGCACCCCAATCGATTTACCATGCCTACCATCGGGGTGCTTATCCGGTCTTCAATGAAGAGAAACACGGCTGGTTGTTCGCGGGGCGGGGCTTGCGTTGCGGGGCGTACGGGGATCCCACCGCTAGCCCCCTTGATGCTTGGCTACCGCTCATCGCCATCACCGGGAAGAAACGCACCGGCTACACCCACCAGTGGCGGAATTGCGATCAACGATGGCTAGAGTTCCTGATGGCATCGGTCGAGACTCTCCCCGGTGCGGAAACTGCCATCGCCGCTGGATGGCGTACGTTCCGCCTGCGTCGTGCCGATCAGCCCCTGATGGCTGGCGAGAAGGTCTGCCCCGCGTCCGATGAGGGTGGGAAGCGCAAGACGTGCGATCAGTGCTTCGGTTGCAGCGGAACGCAGTACGGCAAGGGTGGCTACGCCATCATCGGCCACGGCTCCAAGCCCAAGCTCCACGCGATCAGTCTGGTGATGGCATAGGGTACAGTCCAATCCAGTCCGTATCGGGCAGCACCTCGACCAGTTCGGCGTGCTGCCTAGTGTGTACTGTTCCGGTTCCTCAGCAACAAAGGGTTAGACAATGGCAATCAAGAATCAAGTTCAGAACTGCGTCTATGTACTCGACGGCTCGGAAGTCGAGAACTTCAAGTTCAGGATGGAGGTGTTCATCAAGGTCAATCGGCTGAGGATCAGCGAAATAACCACTCGGGATTCTCACGAAAATATCGCGGTTGTTGTCACCGGCTCCAAACAAGCGGTGTGCCGAGTGCGGGACTGGTGTGACGGCCACTGGAGCGCTTGCGACTGGAATTTGATTCGCAAAGGCATGTAGACTGCCCCGCCTTGACCAGCCCGTATCGGGCAGCACCTCGACCAGTTCGGCGTGCTGCCTAGTGTGTACTGTTCCGGTTCTGTTCTTTCAGCAAAGGGTCTTGCAATGGTCATCAAATACCGTCTGTACCGCGCACCGGCTGGCGAAGGACTTAGCTACTGCGGAGAGTGGGACACGCTCGACTTCAGCTTGGCGATGGCAAAGCGCGAGCCCCTCGGACTGCCCCAGTCCGAATGGGAGACGTTCCGGCGAGCCGGTGGGATGCGGCGGTGGGAAGCGCCGGACGGCTCTGGCGATGAGGACGACGATGCACAATGGTGGAGTGGCAACTATGTGGTCGTTCGCACGCACTACCGATAGCAACCTTCAACGAAAGGGCAATGACATGGATAGCTTCAATTGGACAACGCAGCTTCGGAAACGGGTAGATCGCATCAAGAAACTGGCGATGGAACGATACGAGAGGGGTGGTGATGTCATCATTGAGACGATGACTGACGAGGAGATCGCAACAGAGTTCACCTCAGTGCGAGATGCGACGGGCTTCATGCGGGACTACTTCGAGGTGCGTGAAGAGCGGCGCGGTTGGTAAGCCGAATCGTCCCAGTGATGGGGCGACATCGCCGGGATTACCTCCGGCGGTCTGATGAGGCAGGTTACCTCAACTCAACAAGTTCAACGAAAGGGTGTGGCAATGGCAACGAAAGAACCGATGCGACGAATCCTCTTCTTCCCTTCCTCGCAGGAAGACCGGCTGATGGCTCTGTTCTCCGAGTTCGTCGAGCAGAACAAGATCAGGTGTGACTTTCGGGTGACGGGCGATGGCGAATGGCGAATGCTGCAAGCCCGCGCTTACCCGCAGGCGATGCGTAGGCTCGACGACTGGGCGACGGGGTTCGCCGCCTGTGGTGAACTCAACTAAACCAACACAAAGGAGAATGACCATGACCACAGCCAAAGTGTACCGCCAGTGCCAATCGGTCATCGCACATGCCGAGCGACTCGGCCTCGATGCCGATTACCAGATAGCTGGTACTGGCAGCATGTACGTTATGGTCACCGCGCCAGACGGTCAGCAGCTGAAGATCCGCATCGCCGATCACGGTCAGTGCTACCCCTGCGACTACACGGTAGACGGGCTGTGCGGCACCCTCGCTGGTGCCAAGCGGTTCATCTCGGCCTGGCTGCGGAAGTTGCGTGCCGCAGACGCTGAGATTGACGAGGTGATTGCTGAGCACGAAGCTGAGCAGCGCGAACGCGCCGCGTGGGTGAGGCAGCTGAAGGACGCTGCCCGCAAGCACCGTGCAGTTCGCGGTGACTATGTGCTGACGGCAGCTGGCGAGCAGTGGGGACCGCTGGATTTTTGGGCACAGCGCACGCACTCGATCGCGGCAATGCAGGTTGCCATTGCCGAACTGGAAACGTCGATCGCCACCCAACCTGTAGGGGCTAGTCAATGACCGCTGAACGCAAGAACCTCTCGCAGCCCGCCGACCTCTGGCAGGCTGCCGAGGCGGCGGCGAAGGATCCTCAAGATGGCAAAGGAGATCAACCATGAAACCAAGTGAACGCGCGACGTGTGAGCTACTGGTAGACGCCTTCCTGGCCGCAGGCTATACGCTCAACATCGACGATGGCGGCGACAAACTGGCACTGGACCACAACAGCACCGACAGAGATGCGGTGCTAAACGAGATGGGCAGCACATCGGAGCAGTGGCTGACGCTGCACGATGCTGCCAGCAGGCAGTGTCTAGGCTACGTCTACCTCGTGTTCGGAAACGAGGACTGGGTATTGATTGCCGACTACACGGCCAACATCAAGAACCTCGTTGAGCCGGTGTCCAAGTGGTGCGTCGAGCAGGATGAGAAGTCCACCCGCATCGCGGTCAACTACCGCGACGAGTTCGCGACGGCGGACATGTTCGAGCAGGGCGTCGATGTCGACAAGGCGTGCAACCTGTACGCTGGCGACTACTGGTACTGGCTGAATGACGATGGCCCGATCACGCTGCACTTCTGGGTGTGCGACGATCAGGGCAACGTGTACTTCAAGGGCGAAAAGATCCTTCAACCAATGGAGCAAGACGATGAGTAGGAAGTATCACCTTCAGGACGACCTGGGCATCAGCAAGAAGACGTTGCGGTATGTCATCGACCGCAATGCTGGCTCAGACACGATCACCGATGAGATGGTTGCACTGGTCAACCGCAGTGGAAACTTCTACACGCTGGAAGAGCTGGACGAGATTCGCGGTCTGTTCTGTGACTCGCATGATGAGCATTGCGGTCGCGACTGCGACGAGTGCAGCAACCTCGACATCCACAACAACAGTCGACGATTCGACAGGGCGTGGAAGGCGTGGGAGTTCATCGACAACGAAATTTCCTCACTTGGCGTTGATGGGCAATAGCGGTTTGTGTAGAATGCACGCACAAGGAGACAACAAACGAATGGTTGGAGAAGAGGGAGCATCGCTCGTGGCGTGTGCTGCCTGAGTCGATCAACGACTGGTTTTAACAAGGAGAAAGACAATGCCGCTGATGTACAGTTGGGAGAATTGCAATCGCAAGCCCATCGGAAAAGTGGAAGAGGAGATCGTTCGCGATCTCGTGATGATGAGTATGCACGTTGGCCTGTCACAGATCCACATGGGCAATGTCAACGAGTGGATTTTCCGCATCCGATACCTGGGACATGCCGATGTTTTGGATGTCGCCAAGGAATTTACTGAGTTTGACTGCATCAAGAACTGGCACTATTTGGTGACCAATGCCGACACGATGACCAGGAAACAGTTCATGCGGCGAGTGGCTGGCATGATCGAACGCAGCGTCGAAGAGTCCATGGCACGCGAGAAGGAAAGGGAATCTCAATGAACCTGGTGGTGTGTGCGAACGTGGAGATGTTGATTGAGGGGACTTACATGTCCTACTCCGGCAGCGGGATCGATGTGGATGGCGTCTACGATGTTGTCCGTGACTTCTGTGACGAGAGCCGTATCGTGTACACCTATGACTCCCTGTTCCGAAACTGGAACGGAGGCAAGTACGATCAGGTGTATGACCGCTGCGGCTTCGTGGCCTACCGGAAGGGAGCTACTCCTGATCAGCAGGAGCTGGCCGAGAAGCTGAACGATGTCATTCGGTACGAGATCGAGTTCCAGGACAACGCCTCGCAGCTGGATGACTGCGAGTACTACGCTGAAGCACTCGCCTCGGGCGAGGTGGAGTTTGACGACCGCCTTAAGCACCTGCTGGTGGAGTTGATTCCAGGCGTGAGCAGTGTCGACAAGAATGAGATCATCACCGCCCTGCGGCAGCGTGCTGCAGGCGACAAGTAGTTTCAGGCAGCAAGGAGAAGACAATGAACAGCGTCAAGCTTCCCGTCTCTGTCTCATCGAAGTGGCAGACGGTCGTCCACAACCGCCCATTTAGTGGGTGCGTCAATCACGAGGATTGCAATCCCTCCTCGCATGGCGGCGTGCAGGTGGTTCAGGTTCGCAAGACCTCGAAGCGGTACGAGGTCCGCATGTGCAACGTCAACGGCTGGCACGATGAGGACGGTAGGGCATGTGCTGCTACGCTCGTCGACGGTCATCTTTACTGGTAGTTTCAGCAACAACAAGGAGACAAGACAATGCCGACTGGCCGCACGAACTGGCTGACTCGCCACATATTCACGGTTCCCATCCTCCACCGAGAGGTCACCGCAGACCTGGTGGGAGATTTCGTGTGGGATCACAAGCTGAAGGTCGACGCAGAGTGGCATTACTCGCCCCAGGGCGACCTGGCACACCTCTGGGTGACCGGCTCGCAGGCATCGCTCAAGCGGATCGAGGATTATGTGGCTGGGTATCAACTCGGCTACGACAGGGGGTACGGCCTCGGGTCCAAATTGGGTTCAGACAGTCCACCACTGACCAAGGAGAACAACAATGGCTAAATGGCGCATGACGCTGATCGCAGAGACGTTAGACGGTCAGCCGATGGGACAAACAAAGTGGTTCGCTGATGAGCCGCTTCGGGAGTGGCTGGAGATCGCGCAGGCCGCTTCTGCTGCACTTGAAGATGGTCGACTGCCCCGCGACACGGGCGAAAGTACTCGCGTCAGCTACATGGCGGAGTTCATGGAACCTCCGGTGCGATTGACCATGCACATTGGAAGCAACAAGGAGAATGAAAATGAAGAAAATTGACATTGACCTGCTGATCGAGGCAGGGCTGGACCTCGACGAACTGTTCGAGGGAGCAGAGTGGTTTATCATCCGTGAGATCACTTACTGCGTGGTTGACCCAGCGCAGCGTGGTCCCAATCGGATGGCAGGCGGCTGTGTTTGGGTGGAGCGGGCCGAGGTTGCTGGCATCGTTGGTTTCCGCTGGTCCTCCGGTGATGACCTCGGCAACGAGAGTCGGAGCCAGGTCAGCGCGGATGAAGCGTTGATCCATGAGGAGGCTGAGGATCACGCTGAACGAGAGGACAGCTGCGAGAGTTACGAAGATCTGGTCTCCGATATCATGGCGTCAGGTTTCTTTCCGAGCGACCTGGGGCGACACTGGGTGGAGGCACTGCTGGATCGCATGAGCAGCGAGGAGGGATGTGTGCTGCTGCGGCCCGGTGAGTGGGACTTCCCCAAGGTTGTTCCTGCCTACCACTCGATGAAGGTGCCACACATTCGGGTGGTATGCCAGCACACAGAACACGACAATGCCAAAGCACTGCGAGATCAGATCCTCAATTATCAGGAGTGAACAATGCCCGTAGAGATCATGCACGTTAACCCTCTCTTCGAGAAGATGGGGTTCTGGAGAGAGTTTCTGTCTGCCATAGATAGCATGCCGGGAGGCGACCTGCGATCAGCAGCTGAAGCACTGGTGGACCGCGAGGACATCGCAGCAGAAAGCGGTCTCCTTACCAGGCTGCTGGAAATGCTCGGCACTGTGCCTGGCTTCAACACTGGCGGCTGTAGCCCAGTCGTCTTGTCAGAGGCATCGGACTTGTTTATTGCTGGACAGATGATCGGCGAGCAGGGTGTCCTCCACTGGTCCTTTGTGGAAGGAGTGGATGGTCACCTGGTAGCCCACTGGGACGAGGATTCCGAATGCTACGTTGTCCCAGGCAAGAGATGGTTGAGCCAGGACACCAGGACATGGATGACCTACGCAGGAAAGCCTGTGTCCAGCAAGGAATTGGATGAGTCGTGGATCTGGCTGGTCAGTGGCCCGCTGGATGGAATAACACTTTCATAGGAGCAACGGCAATGAGACTTGAATTTCGTTCTACCGAACTGGTCAACGCACCTGGGATCTTTCGCTTCGTCCACTACAACTGGCCCGACCAGTCGATGAGGCCCACGCTGCGGGAGGTTCTCCGGTGCTGGGACAGCGAGGCTGCTGGCACCCCCACCGTGGACTGGGATGTCGTCATGGAGAGCGGGAAGTTCGATGTCGAAGGCGACACGGTTGTCGTTGACATTCGATAGACGGTTGCGTATAATGAGAGCGTCACGTTACTGGAAGGGCCGCTGGCCCCAAGCAAAGAAGGACAAAGCTATGGACAATGCATCGATGGTGGCGATTGGCAAGCTGCTGGCAAAAGACCTGCCGGACCTGACCGCTGGCAAGTACGAGGTGGATCAGGTGATTACCCTCCGAGTGAAGGCCAGCATCAGCAAGGGCCAGGACTACATGGTCCGGCCTACGGCTTCGGTGCCGTGGCTCAAGGTCGCGAAGTGGATCGCGTACCACAGCAGCAACAAGGATGTGCAGGCCGCCACCCAACTGGCTATCGAGGCGGTCGCGTTCTGCATGGACCCCAGCAACGCCGAGACCATCGACAACCTGCTGGGCGATGTCGACGAGGAAGTCGACCGCATGGTCGAGAAGGCGTTGGACGCCATGCCGAAGGCTCCTCGCAAGGGCGCAACGACGGTTAAGGGTGAAATCGAGATCTTGGAATAGGAGTGCTGAGATGAATATTGATATCAAGCGACTTGGTGCCTATGTGGCGGCTCGAAGGAAAGAAGTGAACATGTCCCAGGATATGCTGGCGAAGCGAATTCAGAGCTGCCAGTCCTACGTCTCCGAGGTGGAGCAGGGAAAGAAGGAGCCTTCGCTGGCGTTCGTGGGAAAGTTGGCTGAAGTGCTGGAGGTTCCTCCCGCATGGCTGTGCCAGTGGGCATACGAAGATCCGTATGCCAACGAACAGTAACACCTGGGGTTGATCAGCCGACCGGAGCTGTCATAATTCCGGTCGGCTTTCTTGAAAGGACAAAGAATGAAAACGCATACGCTACAAAGGACGGGCATGCCTCCGCTTCAGTTTGATGGAGTGCTGGTAGCCGAGGCGGACACAGAGCATCTCGAAGCACTACGCTGGTACACCAGCAGCATCTATCAGGTTGGCGACAGGTACGTCGTCAGTGTCGGCTTTCGGTCGAACTGGGATGGTGAAGCGGAGCATGACACTGTGTTCGTCTGCGACAGCAACAGCCATGTGATCTCGGCCCTGCGGAGCTACGATGTGTTGCCTCCTGGCAGGGGATACCCAGGCAGCGAGCAGTACCGAGATCGGCAGGCGAAGCTGCGGTCATACCTGCAACGTGACTACGACGCGATGATCAGCGACCTGCTGGACAGCGACCTGTTCGTCGAGACGCTGGACAAGGACCAGGATGCCGAGTACCGACAGATGGACTGGGTCGTTGTGGACCAGTATCTGGCGATCACATTGTCGTCTATCCCTATCACAAAGAACGAGGCATGCGCCATCTGTGATGCCAACAACGGATCAATGCTGTGGTCCAGCATCATTCCGAACCTCATTGACACTCACGGCCTCGACGAGAAGTGGGACATCGACACGGTTGCGTTGGTGCGAAAGCTGAAGTTCTTGACCAACGGTGAGCTGCTGGCCTTGGCCTTCGGGGTGGCTCGCTTCTGGCGCAACTGTGAGCTGCCGACAGACAAGGCGTTGAAGAAGGCAGGCTTCGCGATCTAATGCAGACGCCTGACCATTTCCTTGCGGATGCGGATGTACGACGCATGTGGCGGTTGAGCCATATCGCGAAGCATGTCGGCATCCCGAGGGAGACACTCAAGTCCGCTTGCGAGACAGGCACGCTTCAGTGCTGGCGTACTACCTGCGGACTGCCATTGACGACGTTGGAAGCGGTGTACCTCTGGCAGCTGGATCGATTGGGAGGCCCACATGAAAACGCCGAGTCAGATCATTCAGGATGAGATACGCGACCTCATGCAGCAGGGCGTGACGCTGAAGCGGATCGCGGAGATCGCAGAGGTGGACCGGACTACCCTCTGGAAGTGGATGAGGGGGGAAGCACCCAGGGGGATTGGAGCAAACAGTTTCGACCGCTTGTGTGCAGCGTTTGGATATTCGTTAACGAGGAAGCCGCTGAGACTTCGATAACAAGGGCATAGCAATGAAATGGATACGAGAGGTGCTGACCGTCCAAGAAGTCGGCATGATGATGGCCTGCTGCCGCAGGTCGTTTGCAGGCAAGAGGAACAGGGCGTTGATCTACGTCCAGTACCGATGTGTGCTTCGCATTAGCGAGGCACTGCACCTGATGCCCAGGGACTACCGCAAGGACCAGCACTGCCTGCTGATCCGCAACGGCAAGGGCGGCAAGAGCAGGACGGTGCATGTGCCGGAGGATGCACGGCGTGAGCTGGATCACTGGCTTCAGTACCGTGGCGACCTCGGCCCCAAGGCACCGATCTTCTGCACGCCGGAGGGGGCGTACCTCGACAAGACCAACTGCAACAAGACATACAAGATGCTTGCCAACAAGGCTGGCATCGACAAACGCATCCACACGCACCAGATGCGGTACAGCGGAGCGAGTCACATGTTCCGCAAGGGTGTACGGATGGACCTGATCCAGGGCCAGCTGGGTCATACCAAGGTGACAACGACTGGCATCTATCTGTTGGAACTGGATCCGACAGAGCGTTTGAATGAACTCGAAAACACGAAGTGGTAGGAGACCGACAATGCTGGTACTGGGACGCAAGGAAGGCGAGTCGCTGAAGCTGACCGTCGATGGCAAGGTGATTGAGATTCATGTGGTGTCTGTGCAGGGCAAGCGGGTTCGTGTCGGTGTAGATGCGGATCGCAGCGTGCATGTTGTGCGGACTGAGATCGAGGACAATGTCAATGAATAAGTATCTGTTCAGCGTAGAGATCGCGAAGGGCGTGTTCGCCAAGGCCAAGGTACTGGCGAGCAACTATGAGGAGGCTATGCTCAAAGTCGAACGCAACGACTGTGTGTTCGATGACATTGAGATCCTTCACATGGACCTCATGTCTGCAAGCGATGTGCGTGGCAATGACATCATGGATAGGGTAATGAATGAGTACTGGGAGGATCGCAGGGATGTGGACTAATGAGGCAGCGTTGTCGGTGGCCTGCGTGGGTGGTTTCTACTTTGCAATCCTGATCTACCTGGGAGATCTCTATGATCGATGACTACGAGCGGATGGTGCGTGCTTTGTTCAAGCGAGTGGACTTCAGCCACGACCTGCTGCATGCAGCCTTGGGCCTGGGCTCCGAGGCAGGCGAGGTGCAGACGACGGTCAAGCGGATGCATGCTTACGATGCTGACCTCGACACCAACAACCTGCTGGAGGAGCTGGGCGACATCATGTTCTATGCAGTGGCCTTGGCCCAGGTATGTGGCATGAGCATGGAGCAGGTGCTGGAGGCCAACATGCGGAAGCTGTCGAGGCGTTACCCCAGCGGCACCTACAGCAACGATCAGGCTCTGCGCCGTGCCGACAAGGATGGTGGCGAATGACATGGGCGATCCTGGGGCTGGTGCTGGGCGTCGCAATCGGATGCCTGCTGACGCTCGTGTCCGTACTTGTGTGGAGCGCGGTCAAGCTGCATCAGCGGTGCGACAGTGACTCGATCTACGAGCGTCCGAACTACTATCATCGATCCGAAAACTGACAAGGAGCAATGCGATGTGGACCCTACTGTTCTTGCTTTGCCATCCCGTGGGCTGGCTGATACTTGCGGCCTTCGTGCTTTTCTTGTTCTATTCAGGCGGAGACGAGTCGACTCCATGCATCAACATGTATCCAGAGATAGATGCGAAGGCGAAGCGAGACATCGAGGAACACGGAAGGCTGTGGACCGCGATCAGTGCTGTCCGTTGCCTTTGGACTTCGTCAGAGCAGCTAGAGTACGAGGCTATGGAGGAGAGAATCTTTGGAAAGAGAGGCAGATAGGATGCAGCCTGAACCATACGTCTACCATGCCCTCGTGATCGAAGTCCACGATGGCGACACGATCAAGGTGAACGTCGACCTGGGCATGGGAGTGACCATGACCAGACAGACCATTCGCCTGAGTGATGTCATGGCACCGGAGCTGCGAGAGGAACGAGGACCAGCTGCTGCCGAGTACCTGCGAAAGCTGGTCTTCGGGCAGTGGGTGCTTGTCAAGACCAAGAGAAAAGAGAAGTATGGAAGATGGCTGGGGGATGTGTACGCCTCTGGTGTCAGTGTCAATGCGGCGATGAATGAGTGGCTGATGAAAAGGAGTGTGTGACATGCAGGGTAAGTCAGAAACCCAAGGCAAAGGCGATGAAGAAAATCAGCTTTGTGCGGGAATGAAAGTGCATGTAAGCGGCGACGGTGACGGAGCGGATGGTCGAGTGGGCGTGATCAAGAAGGTCTGGAGATCGGGCCGTTGCTCGGTGGTATTCGATGACGGGTCATTGCGCAACCTGACCCCTCAGTCAATGAGGGTGATTCAGTGATTCACTATCACGGAACGCCGTGCGGTGGACAGAGGATGGAAGCCGCCAGGTTTTTGTTCGGTCGCCATGCATTGGTCCCATTCCCTCGCCCCGAAGACCTGGCATTGGTGCTGTCTGCCTGCCGATCTTTTGTTGTGGACAACGGAGCATTCAGTATTTGGAGAAAAGGCGGGACTCTCGATTATGCCGGGTATGTCTCGTGGGTCAGTTCGTTTTGCTGGCACCCAGGCTTTGATTGGGCGTTGATCCCCGATGTGATCGATGGCACCGAAAAAGACAACGATGCCATGCTCGCAGACTGGCCTTCTGGCATTGCAGGAGCCCCTGTTTATCACTTGCATGAATCCCTGGACAGGGCGGAGCGACTGGCGAACGAGTGGCCCGTCGTCGCAATTGGCAGTAGCGGCGATTGGCCGACGCCAGGCAATGCGAGTTGGTGCGAGCGAATGGCCCTGGTGATGGACGCCGTGACCGACCGAGAGGGCCGCCCGCTGTGCAAGCTACACGGCTTGCGAATGATGAATCCATCGATATTCAAGAAGTATCCGTTTCGCTCAGTAGACAGCACGAACTGCGCTCAGAATGCAACGAGAAATGGCAAGCGAATCGATCAGCACCTCACGAGCGGACAGGGTGCAATCATTACTGCGTGGAGAATTGAGGCGCACCAGAGCCCGCCAGTATGGGATGGAGGGTCAATGGACACGAATGAGGAAGGAAGTCTCTTCTGACATGGAATACCTCGCAATATTAGCCTCCATAATGATGGCGATAGTGTTGTTGTCCGGGACATTTGCCCTGGCGGCAGCATGGATGGACGCACCGAAGTGGCTCGTGCTACCCGTGTCCATCCTGGCAATGGTGCTTAGTCTGTGGTGGTGGTCGATACCAACAGGAGCCTGGATGCTTGGCCCCGTGATCTGTTTCATGGCGGCATGGGCATTCGCAACGACTGTGTCAAAGGATTAGGCATGATAGAGATTGATTCAGAGGGGAGCGCATACCTGCCTGAGCATATCGCTCAGAGGCTGCGAGCCCACAGCTTGTCCTTTGTGGAGGTCGCCAGGGCGGCTGACACGACAAGCGGTGCGTACTTTACCGAGCAGATGCGTCGCAAGAGAAAGATGCCACTATGGTTGATCGAGCGTCTGACAGACCTCGTTGCCAAGATCGAGACCGGGGAGATCGATCCGCTGGACTATCGCGGCCATGTGCAGAATCTGGGAGGTGCTTACGCCGGAACGCCGGACGAGTGGGAGCCGCCGATGGCAGACGCACCGTGCCAGTACCGTGCTGGCAGCGAAGAGAAGATCGAGGTCATGGCTCGTAGAGCGCAGGCGGGAGTGGCGATCCACCACCCGATGGATGGCAAAGGCGTTGTGGCCCCAGATTACAAACCAGGCAAAGGAGATGCACTATGTCCATGATCGACGACGCGAAGAGGGTGATGCCGTTCCTCCGTGCAATCGCGGAGGGCAGGGATATCCTCTACCAGCAGCGAGATCCGGTGCCAGGACACTGGTCGCAGCTAAATGGAGTGGAGGATCTGGTAGCGGCTGTATTGAACGGGTTCACGGTGCGTGTGGCACCGCCCAAGCCGTATGAGCCCCTCGGCAGAAGCGAGCTACGGCAGCTGATCTCGGAGCATCTGTGTCGCCGCAGTGACGGGGCGATGTTCGCATGCGTCGGGGTGCGTATCAATGAGCATGGCAGTTGGCTGGTGACGTTGAGGCAGGCTGGCCTCGTCAACCTTAGCGAGCACACTGCCGAGGAGTTGCTCCGGGATTTTACTTTGGTGGATGGCACGCCGTGTGGCGTGGTGGCAAAGGTTAATTAACCAGGAAATGGTCGTGACTCGGTGGCTCGTTGCTGCCTGGTTGCAGCCTGCTCGCCCTCACTGGCGTCACCACCGGGGGCGGGCAGGTTTTTACAACGAGTGCCACGGGAGACTTGGCAATGAATGATAAGGACATATTGGCGGCGGTTGCTGAATCAATCTTGAGCGCAAAAAACGGGTATGGATACTGGCGCACGGTGCAAGCGGATCGCGAAAAGCCTGACATTGAGAACTGCCTCAAAGGGCTGAAGGTTGGCGACAGTGTCTTTTCTTTTGATGATGAAGACTGCCAAATTGAGATGCACAAGGTTGTGTGCGTGTCTGATGGTGTCGGGTACATCGTCCGGCAACTAGGGGTGAATGGACGGCCTGGGATTCACGCTGTTCACGACGACTACTGCCGCACTAAGGCCGACGCCGTGTTGCTCTACCGTGATGACATCGATGAATCAATCGCTTTGTGTGAGCGAGACATCAAGTCGAACAGGGATTCAATCAGGAGATTGAAGAAGTACCTGTCAATGCTGCCAAGCAAACTCGATGAAAGGAATGACGCATGAGCAAGAAACGCACAAGGAAGCAAAAGCTCCAAGCACGAAGGCTTTCACAGAAGCGGCGTCGCAGGGATGCGGCTGCTGATTTCATTTCAGCCCAAACGCAAAGGGGGGTGCGAATGCTCCCCGACTTCAGCGATGCCTACGCCGATGCGATCATGAGCGACGGCAGGCTTGACCCGCCAATGCTGAACATCATGAATGATATCAAGTGGCATGTTCAGGAAGACCCGGATGGGCTGCTTTATAGCGGCGTTCTGCCAGACCCGGATGGCAACCAATGCATGATCTCAATCTTGTTTCCAACGCTGACGCTTGAAAGCGAATTGCCGATGCGATCCAGCGACACCTTTGTCATCACGCAGATGCTTGACAAGGTGAATGGAAACTCCGGTGAGCGTTACGGAAGGTTTCTGGTGTTTGTCGTTAAGTATGACGATGCCAGCAACGTGTCTGAAATGGCAGGCTGGAGGAAAAACAAGGACGGAACATTGTCGCATGTGGTCGGCAGTCCTTGGGAAACGCAATAAGGCCCACCCTGGCCTTGGCTGTTGAGCAAGACGGCAGCATGGGTCGCCAAGCTGGAGGTGGCGTTTAACACCAGCCAGGATATTCCTTGCCTGCCGGAGCTGTGAGAGCAGCTTGCGTAACTTGGGTTCGCAACCAAGCGGCAGGTTTGGTCCGTTGCGTAATGGACCATGCCCCCATCAGTATTCAGACGAGGCTGGTGGGGACTTTTTCTTTGGTGAATAGTTCGCGTTCTCGTACTTCTCGCGAACTCTCGACACCTCCATGCCAACCATCACATCGTACTTCTTGTGCTGCTTCATGTCTTCTAGCAGCTCTTCCCAGTCGCAGTCGATCAGGTGCTGAACGGACTGGATGTCGAGCGACTCCAGCACGAGACAGGACCGCTTAGACAGTACCTCCGAGATCTCAATACTGAGAGCTGGGTGGGCAGACTCGGACCCGTGTAGTTCTTCGAGTGCGTCGTTGATAGCCATGTAGCAGCCACGAGCGTGACCGTACACCAGCGGGAACCTGATCTTGCGACAGAGGTGTGCGTAGACTCGTTTCTGCCTAGGCGTCAGCTTCGGGACCGGAGCGATTCTTCGGGCCATCCCAGTGGTTCCTGTAGGTGATGAGGCTCGCGGTCCATTCAGGAGTACTCCCGACCTGCCGTTTCGTTATTGTGTCGCCAACGACGACTCCAGTACCCCATCTCGATGTGTCCAGAGTGTGTGTGTATCCCTGCTCTGGGCGGATGAAGGTGCCTGGGTTCGCGAACCAGTAGGGTACTACAGTCGACCCAAAAGCGACAGGGATCACATCATGCGGGCGATGAGTGTGGCCTGAGATGACCAGCCCATTGGGATTGCCTAGGTTGATGACCTCGCGTTTGATTCCACTGTCACTGCAATTGAAGCCGTGGTGGAAGGTGACAGGGCCAAGTCGAAACACATGCTGTCGAGAGTAGATGTAGGGGATGTGTTTCCAGCTGCGAGCGGAGCGGATGTGCTTTCTGTAGTCGAGGATGTCCGAGAGGGCAGCATGCTCAGCCCGAAACATCCGCTGTTCATGGTTACCCTGAATCCAGACACGCTTGGCCTTCGGTGCCGCGTCATTGACAGCTGAACAGAACTGATCCACCGCTGCGTACTCGGATGCCAGAGAGGCGACCGAGTCCTTGCTGAATCGAGACAGGCAGGCCGTGTCGATCATGTCACCCAGGCTGACGACATAGCTAGGCTGCTGCTCTCGTATTTGTGCTAGCAGCCAGTCGATTGCGGAGGGGTCGTGTTCTGGGAAGTGAAGGCATGAGAAGGCGATGAATCTACGCGACACGCCGATACCCCAATTGGTAGAGGGATCGACCAATGTGTTCGCTCATCTCCGATACCCAGTCCTCGGAGAGCCACCGCCAGTTGCAGCCGTGGGCCATCTCGTGGACGAGGGTAACGAGCGTATCCAACTCGGATAGGTCATCCCTGATTCGTATCCGAGGGATCTCAAACTGGCAGCCCTGGGGATCCTCGCACTCGCCATGATCCTCCAGCTGCGACCTGGGGACGAACTCCACGAGGAAGGTCTCATTGAACAGACGAACGCAGCGAGTCCCATGGTGAGCGGGCTGGGCGTGAGTAGGCGTTTCGCACGGAATGCCTGGCTTCTTCAGATGTGTAGCGGCTTGATCCGTAGTTCCCGACGACGCAGACGAATTGTTCAAGAACTCTTTGAGCATGCTCAATGGGAAATCCATTGTCCCTGAGCTGTATAGCCGCTCGGAATCCGGCGAGGTTTCGTCCATTAGCTGCGTCCCGTATCGCTGTGTTCAGGATGAGCGTTTCAACTTGGCCGAGAGCATAGACCCCACCTCGCGTGCTGACATTATACCCTCCGCCAGAACCTGCAGCTGACTTCCGGTCCGGCCTCCAACTGGCGTTGAATCGGGGCAGCTGGTCTGCCGGGTAGATCCCATGCAGCCACTGGTAGCCCTTTGTTGGCGGCACAATGGCGTAGCTCGATACCCCCTTAACGTCGTACGACAGCCCCCCCGAAAGGGGGATGCCAACATCCGAGCGGATGGGGGTGGTCATCTGGTAATAGAAGTGGAATCCACGCTTCGTCTGACAGATCATGGGAGTGCTGGTCCTAAAACGGCTCCAGAAGGCCCCAGCTTCGCGTGTATCGCAGTCCACGACCACATAGCCACTTCCGGCACCTGTCAGCATTCCGATGCCCTCCCAGGGCCAGCTAGACGCCTCTGCGTGGGTGGGCAATCTGGTCTGGAATTCCTTCCATTTGATCATGGGAATCTTGTTTTCGCTGCCAATGGGAATGACGGCGAGTCCCATGTCAAGATAGGCAAGTGCTTGCTCAAGTGTTTGGCTCATAGCTGGGGGCTCCGTCCAGTTGCAGCTGTCCATCCTTCGTCTCCCAGCTTCCCAGTGCGATCAGTATCTGTCGCTTGGCGGCGTACATCGCACCGAGCAGCTGGCGGTCGTGATCCGACACGTTCTCCCTGGCTAGTTTAGCGGCATAGGAACGGAGCTTTTCCCCGCTCCCGCAGTGGGCAAACATCTGAGCGGCGGCAGCTACTAGGCCGACATCGGTCTCGTAAGCAAAGAAACCGTTCTTGCTGGCCCTGGTGTGGTACTTCCGGTTCATTGAACATCCTCCATTGTCGATTGACGTAGCTTCCACGATGGCAGATCGCGTACCCGCTCTACCATGTCCTCCGGGTTAATCGGCATCAGCGGCAGGAAGGCACTCGGGTAGGTCCAGTCGCCGCTCTCTTTGGCATAAAGTGACCTGGCCTGCCTGAACGTCATGTTCTTGGAATTCTTGGCCCGCCAGTAAATCTTCTTCCATCGCTCCAGCGAGCCTGGCTTCTTGTCCACCCTCATCGGCTTGTAGAGTGGTCCCTCCACCATCCTCAGAGAGCCATCCAGTTCGATCACCCTTCTCACCCTGCGGTTCTCGCAATGCCCGCAGATCGGGCATCTCGGCCCACCTGCTCGAATGCCGAAGCACTCGGTGCAGATGATGGGCTCTTCTTCCTTCTGCTCCCTCAGTCGCTCAATGCGTTGGGAGAGCGTCTTCTGTGCTGTGTCTCCCAGCTCCCAATCTCGATCCGCATTCAAGCTGCCATGTGTCAGCACGTTGTTGCCGTGGTCCTGCACGATCACATGACTAAGTGACGAGTGAGATCGCAGCAGACGACCGCCTGCCTGCAGGTAGCTTTGCAGCGACCCGAAGCAGGTCGCAAAGATGGCGTGATACAGCTCCGGCACGTCGATGCCCTCTCGCAGGACGAATCGGTTGCAGGCCACCTTCATCTCGCCTGACCGCAGCTTGCCAAGAAACTCCTCTCGGTAGATCGTCGTATTGGGGACAGTCTTGCCATCCATCCAGATATACTCGCCATCGATGTGGCCCGACTCAATGCCAGCCTTGCACAGCTCCTCGGCAAACCAACGAGACTCGCTGACACCTGGGGCGAACAGGATCGCAGGCCGCTGCTCTGGGTTCAACAGCTTGTGGTTGGCAACCACCCTGGCAATGATGGTCGGCGTCATGATCGCCCGCAGTACGTCGCCCTGGTAGTACTCGCCGGTCTTCTGCCGCTTTAGCTTCGCGGTATCTACCGAGTCGGGAGCGTAGTGATAGCAAGGCACATGGGCTCCGCAGGCCCGTAGTTGGCTGTTGGCGGCACCGACAAAGAGTTCGTCGTACATGTGTCCGAGGTCGAGTGGCGTGGCAGTGAAGCCAACAATCAACGCGCCACCATCGACATGCTCTGAGACAATCTCCTCCGCCATGGAGGCTTTGATCACATGGGCCTCGTCGATGATCACCAGCTCTGCGTCGTGCAGGCCGCGATCCTCCCGCTTGCTGTGTTCCGTTTGGATCATGCACAGCTGGAGGTTCTTCGAGTAATCCGTGTCGTGTCCTGCAGCACGAAGCCCGAACTCAAGACCTGCATCCTGAAGGTTCTGGGCCAACTGATCGAGCAATAGCCGCCGGTGGGTGTAGAGACAGGCTTTCCGATGCCTGTTCGCCTTGAACAACTCCAGCATGCACCGAGACTTACCGGCCCCGGTTGGAGCAGAGATGAGGAGCCGATGCCCCTTCGATTGCATCCTGTCCTCGATGGCACCAATGATACGAACCTGATGCGGCCACAGATCCATCGTGACACCTCGTCCATAGAAACCCGCTGACGACTGCCAGGCACTACCCCACGCCCAGCAGCCGTCAGCAAGGAGGAAGACAGAGACAGAGATCGCCTAGAACGGGATCTCTTCGTTGCCGAATCCATTGCCGTTGCCAGCATGTGCGTAGGCAGCCTGCTGGTACTGCTGCGGGATCTGCATCTGTGGCATCTGCGGCATCTGCGGAACAGGTGCAGCCATCGGAGCAGCTGGAGCAGGAGGTGCATCAACCTGACGATTCGCGTACTTGTGGATCAGCTCCCAGCAGATAGCCATCGCGCTCTCGATGAACGCCGTGTCGTACTTCTCCTGCGCCTTCGACATCTCGATGGCACACTTCAGCGCACACTGAGCGATGATGTACTTCTGCGTATCGTCAGTGCGACCGCCACCACCGTAGCGATTGCCGCCGCCTGCTGCACCCTGGTTCTGGGGGCGAGGTGCCTTCTTGAAGTAGGCTCCACGCTTGCCCTGCTCGATGGTGCCATCCAGCTGCATGCCGGGCGACAACGCACCAGCCTTCTTCGTCTGCCCGATCTCCAGCACCATGCCAGGGGCTTCGACAAACTGAACGCTCCACAGATCGAACACGATGGTCTCGCCAGTCTGCGTAGTCCAATCACTGGTTCGTCCGGTAGGAAACGCTTGGGAAATAGTGAACTTAGGCATGCTTCTTCCTCCAAAGGTTACCCCTAGAAAATCTCAACGTCCGGGGGAACATCGTCGAGACCAGAGGGCCACGCTCCCTCTACTACACATTTGCGGCATGGCACAGCTTGCACCATTGCATCGCAGCGTGGGCATTTAACAGGAGACGGGACATCGACAAAGACAGTCGGCGGCAACCCATACTGCATCACATGCCACACGCAAACCATCAGGTCGAGCTTTCCCAACTCTACGCCGTCGACATCATCGACTCGCAGTGCATGAACGATTTCAGCCCAGCTGCACCCCATTTGACGCAAAGCCGCATACTGAAGGATCGGTTCACTAAGATCTGAGTACCGCTTCCGCAGCGGTTCTTTCTTCGCCATGGCTGTCTCCTCGTCCTGTCGTGCGGAGAAATCTACCGACCGACGACCAGGTCAGCAAGCCAAGAAGAAAAAGAAATTATCTGGTGGAAAGACAGGAGGCATCAGCGATCCATGAGCTTTGCGTAGCCTAGTGCCATTGCCGAAAGAAAGAAAGGCATGGCGGCAACCCAGCATATGCGTGGGCTCACCGCGTGGAGTAAGGCTACCGCCATGCCCAGCCATACCGAGGCACACCATTGGCAAGTAACGAGGTCAGCAAGTGTGCCTGGAGACGCAATCACCTCCTCGGTTCCATCGTCCAACCGATCCACGACGACACCAGCCCACGTTCGGAATCGCTCCAGAATCCTGGCTGGCCCCACCTCGCTCGTAATCATGTAGCTGAGACGCCACACAGCAAGCGACAACATCAGCATCTCGGCGATCATAGCAGCACGAACTTCTCCGGCTCCGCCTCGTAGTCAATCCGCTGGATTGTGATGCGGTCGCCATTCTTGAATCGACCATAGTTCTTGGCTGTCGACTTGCCCACTAACGCATCAGGCGTTTGTGAGTGGTTGATCAACCTCACCTTCACGCTTGCCGCCGGAGGGGACATCGCTGCCGCCTCCTTCTTCTTCCCGCCTTGGCACCCACATCCCATGGCATTCCCCCTATGCGAGCCTTGTCAGCGTACCACGAATGCGGACACTTCCTCCGCTTCCATTCATGAACCCGCTCACCAATTCGTTAGGCTGTAGCTGGATGATACTGCATAGGCAGGCATGACGATGAGACCATAGTACTGCATCTCCCCATCCTCCGCAAAGACTTGTGTCGAGGTGGTCATTGAACCTGTAGTCCGTAAACACAGTTGAACCGGAGCCGTTTCCTAGCCCAACTTGTCCGCTGGCGAAAAGGCACTCAGCAACGCCTGGAATTGCGCTGCCGAAAACAAAAAAGATCTCAGCATTAACCGCATACCTTATCGCCGTGCCTGATGTATTGCGAATGAAACTGGCATCTATTGACAGCCCCGACGCTCCGAAAAGCTCGATAGTTTCAAATCCTGGCAAGACATCGACAAACTGTCCAGGTGCAGCGAAGAAGCCAGTATCGAAGTACGCACCTGACACGCCAATATTAGCAGGCACATGCTTGATCCCATACAGGGGCAGCGTCTCACCAGCGTGGGTATGGTATCCCAGCCTGTGTCCGACAAACCGCTCTCCGTTGGGAATGGATCCAGGGTCGTTGCAGCTGGCGACATCTACGATCCAGATGTCAGCACCCTCAACAAAGTTGTCGGTCTGGCAGACATCGGGTTCATCGTCGCCATTAAAGATCAAGCTGCCAGGGTAGACACAGCTATTATTGGGCGTGATCGGATGGCAGCTCTCGGGGCCAATCACATTCACCGCGACAATCGCACTTGAGCCTGCGGAGGAGGGACGGTAGTAGATCGCATAGAGAGGCTTGGTGGTTTCCTGGTACTCGTAGTCCATGATGTACTGGCCGATGAACCGCTCGCCGAATGGGATCTGCACCTTGTCCCCGCAGGTGGCGAGATTGACGATCCAGATCTCATCCTCGTTTGTCCAGTTCTGTACGTTGCATTCGTTGCCGAACTCGTCAGGAGCCCCG